AAAACGGTACAACTACTTTAACTTTTAATGATGTAGAATTAAAAGCAGTAACTGGTTTAGGCAATAATATTATTACACAACAAGAATTAAAATGTATTATATCGTATAGATATTATATAGAAAATTTACCTATAACAGTATATACTGATTCTACATTAGAAATAATATATACGGTTATACAAACACTTATACCAAATGGGAATTTTAATAATTTAACTATTGAAATTGGTGAAATAGTTACATGAATATAAAAATAATATTTTTAAAAAAATGGGATCAGAATTAACTACCATAGTAACAACAAATAGCGTAACATGTAATTGTATATTATTAGGATATACTACTGGACATATATTTGGCTATGTGGGTGTAGAATATAAATTATACGTAAAACGTGTAGATACACCAACTTTCATATTATTAAATACATATACTTCAAATATTACTATTGACAATTCTGGATGGTCAAATTGGGAAGAACCTGGTATATCTTGGTATAATATACCAGAACATACATTTACTACCGATTCAACTGGTGCATCAATAACTTTTGTAGAAGAAGATAATTTATATTTTATAGTTACATTAACAAATGTTGCTCTTGATTCTACAATATCAAAAACATCTAGTACTATTTCAGGTCCTTCATAATAAAATATATAAATAAAATGAAAAATGATTTAATAATAACAAGATTTAAAACCGAACCAGTAATAGGTACATTATCTACATTTGATCCAAAAACTTTTTTTGGTTCTAAAATGATAGATGTGGAAGACGAAATTATTGTAGATGAATCACAAATTCAATATACAGAAATATTTGATAGTGGCAATACTAATAATAATGGTTATCAATATTATATTGATGTTGATGATTTAGAAACAGAATTTTTAAAAGATTTATCCGTTCTTAAAAAAAATAATCACAATATAGTTTTATTACCTCAATCTAATTTAGATTTAACAAATAATACAAATTGGAATTTAGTTATTAATTGGAAAAACATATTATTGGAATATTTATTTTATAAATTAAAAGAAGTTAGAACATTTAAATGTATTAGATATAATGACGTTTTAAGTGAAAATATTAATTATTTTATAAGAGAATATATAACTAATAATTTGTTAAATAGATATGAATTTAAAAGATTAGATATGTATGTAAAATATTATGATTTAGAAAATATAGATCCAAATAAAAAACCTAATTTAATATTTAATCCATTATTTACTGTTAATGTGAAAAATAATGCTAACTTAATAAAAAATATAAATACTATCATTTTTGATACTACTGTTAGTGTTAATTATAAACAAACACAATTATCAACTAATAAGAAATTTAATTATTATTTTGATATTGTTTTATCTAAAATTTAATATAAATAATATATCATATATTTTGTTTAATTAATTAATTTTTACTATATTTGTCTATTAAATATAAGAAATGATAGATTTTGATAAAAAAGATTTCAACAATAAATTAGATTTTATGGATAAACTAATTATATTTTTTGTAATTATAAGTTTGATAATAACTTTTGCAATTAATAGTTTTCTTCCTAATGTTACTCGTGATGATATAAAAAACGTACTTAAAATAGTAGGGAAAAAATTATTAAAATGGTTTTTAGTGGCATTGTGGATAGGAATATTAATAGGTATACCAATTTATTTTACTAATATTAATGAAGCACTTCCTGAAATATATGTTATCTTTTGTTTGTTTTCTTTATTATGTTTGGCAATATTTTTATTAACTTGGAATGAAATCAAAACAAATTCTTATTATGACATATATAATACTGATAATAAACCAACAACAAATAATTATATACCATCAAGCTATCGTGAAAAACAAAGAAATGGTGAATTGACTGATAAACAACTTATTATTAGAAAAAAACAAATTAGAGATAAATTAAAAACAGATAAAAAATTAACAAAAAAAGAAGAAATATTTAATAAATTAAATATTAAAACATAAACATTTTATATTATCTTAGATAAATATAATATAAAAGTAATACCTTAAATAATGAAAATAAGAAACGGTTTTGTGAGTAATAGTTCTAGTAGTTCATTTGTAATTCCGTTAGATATGTTAACTGAAATACAAATTTCAGCTATTTGGAATCACTTACAAGAATCAAATATACATTGTTCATATTATGAATTTGATGCTTGTGATGAATATAATCAATGGAATATAGAACAAGATGATTACTATATCAAAGGATATACAAATATGGATAATTTTGATATGCATACTTACCTAGAAGATTATCTTCACATTCCTGGAAATGTTATTAAATGGGATGATTAAAATACATAAAAATGAAAATTTTAACATTTATAATTATTTTAATTTTAATATATAAATTATTAGATTATTTATTTATTAAAATGATTGATGAAATTGATAGAAAAATAGATAATACGGATGAATAAAAATATAATGGAACAAAAAATTGAACAGTTGGGTGAAATATTTAATTGTAAAGTTTTAAGAGAAAAAAAATAAAAGGATATGAAAAAAGAAGATTTAGGAATAATTATGGTTGAAATTCAACATAGAAATAATTCCATAAAAGATGTTGTAAATAAGTTTATTTTTAAATTTTTTAAAAGACCAACACGTTCTTTTATAAAAATTTTAAAAGATAATGAACATTTAGGGATTTAATCTCCATGTAAAGTTTATAATAAAAAAATAGAAAATGTAGATGAATAAAAATATTATGTCAAAAGAAATTAATAAAGTTCTAAAGTGGAAACAATTTTTAAATGAAAGTGTAAATAATATATCAGTCGATACTATGAAAAGATATCTATTAAAGGGTATTACTAATTATTTATATGCACATAAATTGGGCAAAAATATTAAATCTTTAATTAATCACAATGATATACCATATATATTATTAGCAAAAACAGTACAATATGCAGATTTTGAAAAAATGTTATTATCTAAATATGGTAAAAAAGGATATCTTAGGAATGTTCCAATAGGTGATTTTTTTAAAGACTTTTCAACTTGTTTTTATGGTTATTATAAATATTATTTTTTTGGTGTATTTGGAATAATTTCTATATTGGGTATAGATGAAATTAAAACCCGAATACCATATTTTAATAATTTAATGGATTTTTTAAATGAATTACCAGAATTAACAGGAAATTATGAAAAAGATATATTATTATACGATTCTTTTAATAAAAAAATGAAAGATAAAGCAGCACCACTAAAAGAAGTTGGATTATTAATTGGTACAAGATTTAGAGATGAATTTATAAATTTAGTGAAAATGAACGATAAGGAATTATATGGTGAAGAAAAAAAATTTTATTAATACGTATCAGAAAATTCTTTTTGTTTTTTAACACAAATATTAACTAGAAGAATTAAATTTTGGCTAAACGATTGTTGCCTATTTAAATATAATGGATAAATTTAATTAAAAATTGAAAATTATGAACACAGAAAAAGTTTCAAACGAAAAAAAACAACGAAGTTTTAATTGATGTTAGTTACCGTACTATTGAAGTAGCTAATATAATAGCTGATACTTTACTTGGCAAAGGAACTCGAAACGGAGAGGAAGGAAGTGCATATTATAGACAACGAAAGATGATTACAAATGAAATAATAAATAACATTTACGGAGATAATAAATGGCACGTGAGTGTTGAAGATATGTTTCGATTGTTTAAGGCTGGAATACAATATAATGAATTATAAATAGACATCAAATTGAAACTATGAATGAAGCAAAAAATATTGATAAATATAAAAATAATAGAGAAAAATTGAATATACTTCATGTTAGAAAATCGTTACTACCTGATTTAACACTTGATGAAATATATAGAATTGCTGAACGACATTTAAAAAACAGAATACTTAATGGCAGCAATTTATATTAAATATTCTTGGATATGTATTATGCTTATATTTTAATTTGATTAAAAAAAGAAAAATATCAATATTGTTTCTATTATTTGAATAATGAAAAAATTAAAAAGACAAGCCAAAAAATTAAAATTAGTAGTAAAACGCTTTTTGCATATACATATTGTTAGGCAATATTTTGATTATCCACAAGGTTGTTTAACCGACAAGGAATGGAAAGAATTAGTTGCTTTAGAATATGTGCTTACTTGGCGATATAGTGATGATGAAGAAAAAGACGATAAAAGGTATAGAGAACTTTCAGAAAAGAAATGGGCTTCTTTAAATGTTGCCTAACTTAAAAACATAAAACTTTAAAAAATGGAAAATAAATTAAAATTTTTATTAAAAGATGAAAACATCTTAGAAGCTGATATTTCAGATATAGTTTACGAAGATGGAAAAAACACAGTAGGGTTAGCGATTACTGTTGGTATGAGTAATAAGCAAGTCGAATCATTATTCGAATTAGTTGGATTTGAAAATATATCAAAAATACCAACTAGATTTGAAATTCTTTTAACTAAAAGTGATATGAAGAAAATCAACAAATTAATAAAAGAATATGAAAGTTAATTTAATTTGTGGTAGACTTTTTATGTAGTATTTTACACATAAATGTCAATTAAAGTAGAAAAAGAAGAAAAAGAACAAAAAAGAAATTGAATTATCAAAAAAATATTTACATAATATGAATACAGAAAAAGTTAAATCAGATAACAGCAAATTACCTATAACGGATTATAAGCAATAAAAATTATAATTAAAATGATACCAAGAAAGGAACACTTAAAACAAATTAACAGATTTCACGATTTAGTCGAAGGAATTGATAAAAAAATAGAAATTGCAAAAGAAGATGAACAATTTGATTTATTACAAAAATATTTTAAATTAACATCTAAAACATGGGTGAAATTAGATGATGCTATTGATAGTTTAAAAAACGAACTTGATTCGATAGCACGGTCTTAATTGCCGATAACGGCTGTATGTATAAAACGTTACCAACACTGATGTAGAATGTTTGTTTGGTGTTAGTAGCCATAATTTAGAAACAAATTATTATGAAAATAAAAATCGAAGCAGTTGATGGTATTAGTCTTCCAAATCAATTACAAATAGTGAAAGATTATATAAACCAAGAAAGAAAAAATAATGAACCAATTCAAACTAAAAAAGGAACTGGAACTAAGATAGAAAGTTGTGGACACAGATACCACGTAAGTTGTAATAAGACTAATACCATGTGGGTATTTTCAATTTGGTGGGGTGTTTAGTGGTACATAATGTTCCGGCTGGTATGTGCTGTGCCAGCCACACAACTAATAATCACAGCACTAAATTTAATTTGAAAACGAAAATGACAATAACACAATTTTTAATTACTTACCCAATACCTTTTGTTTTAGTATTTATTGTAATGGGATTGAATGAATATCGCTTATACAAGAATAAAAGCATAGATTACAAATCATTTACAAATAGTATGGCAATGCTTCTTATGTCGTTGTTGTCATTTATGCTATGTCAGGCATTATTGTCAAAATGGTAGCCTTGCACATAACGTTACATAGGTTGCTTTAGTGGCGACCTTAACCGATACAGTAAATTAGTAGTAAATTTTATTACTACTAATGTTAAGTATAAAAGTAGGTGGGAATTGAACGGCATACACATTCCGACTTGTACAAACTGAACTAAACAGCCGAAGTGGTCAAATAAGACACTATAACCCCACTTGATTTTATACAGGTTATGGTGTGTTTTTTATTATGATTCCAACGAAAGAACAAAATCCAAAGGGGCTACATCAAAGATATGTAGTGAGTAAAATGAGTGGTGAACCAATTGATGCAATGGCAGAATATTTTATTTTGTGACTTGATTCAGGTGGTAGTGACACAAAACACATAGAAGCTTGTAGAAAAGCTGTGTTAAAATATGCAGAAGAAATTAAGGAACATTTGCCAGAACTTTCAAAAGATTTGGTTGATAAATACAGTTCTTAAATGCACCATTCATCCATATAAAACTAAATAGAAAGTAGAAAAGTATAAACTTGCACTGAACCGCCTATATTTTATATGTTAGGCGTATGTGCTTTAATTCAAAGTAAAATGAGCGAATTAAAAGACAAAATTTTAGAAGAGTATAAAAATGGGAATGTGATAATTGCTACTTCCGAAGGATTACAAGGAACTAAGCTATCTGAATTTATAAAACAACCGACCGATGGCTTACTTTATGACTTAAATCGAAATGAAGCTGTAGTATTAACTTTTATTGATGATCCTAAATGGATTAATGACTATGCAGTGTGTCAGGTTATACGATCTTTAAAATCAAGAATTGACGAACTAGAACAAGGACTAAAAACACTTTTGCAAGAGCCTGATTTAAGAGACCAAAAAGGAATAGACTTTTTTTTATCAGATGGAAATATTTTACCGAACGGAGACCTGACAAGTTTTTTATACGGAGCAAAAAAATATCACGATTACCTGCAGATTAAAATTGATAAAATTATGTATAAAGATGAAGTAAAAAACAACGAAAAATATTCAATACCCATCTATGAAAATGAAGTAAAAACTGAATGGACAATTGATGGAATTAAAGGTGATGAAAAATATTTTGAGTTGTTGAAATATGGAAATGGTAAAGAATTACCCGATATGGTTAATGTTGAAATAAAGAAATAATATTTATATGGAAATCAAATTTTATTGGAACGGAAGTTTTGCAGGAACTAATCACAGTATGACCATAAACGGAAAGAACATTAGATTAGGTGGAATTGTTTCAAATGAAGATGAAGCAAAACTTAAAGCAATTGAAATACTTAAAAGAGATTATAATATTGACTACAATGTTGATGAAATAAAATTTGAGTGGGGTGGTCGTTTATAATGTTTTATAACGGCTGGACATAAGAGAAGTACCGAAATTAAAAGTACAAATAATCAATTAAAAATAAAAGTAAATATGAAAAACAAAACATCAATTTTAGTAAGAACTCGGCATTTCTTTTATGTCTTGTTAATAGCTGTCATTTTTTGCGGTTGTGAACTACAAACTCAGAAACAAGTAGAACGTTATATTATGGAAGATCCAGATTTTGAGATTGTTGTAATAGATGGTTGTGAGTATGTAGTATTTGACAGAGCACACGGGTCTTCTGGAGGAGGTGGGATTTGTCATAAGCAAAACTGTAAATATTGTGCAGAACGTAGCAAAAAATAATTGCCACTAACGATACTCAGATATATTTAGGTTTTATTTTTAATATATAGATAAAAATAATTTACGAAGATGGAAAATAAAAAATACATAAAAAGTTTCAACGAACATAAAGAAAACTTGAATATATCTGATGTTAGTGATAATATTAATGAAGGTATTTTTGATATGTACACAATGAATGGTATCATGGATAAAATATCAAGGGAAGATAATGATGGACAAATAGCGACAATAATTGATAAAGATCATATCAAAAATATATTTGGAGAAAGTTATTTTATATATTTCAGATTTGAAGATGGTTATGAAGATAGAATGAAAGTAACATCTGATAAATTTTCAAAGTTGAAAGTCGGTGATAAAATAACTATCAATTATTAATATTATGATTGCTGGAATATTGAGTTTCAACCGAAGTCTTAAAGGCTTTGATGCTAACTCGTTTATAGTATCAATTCAAAAAATTGAACCATATATAATAATGTGAAAGACAAGATAATACATTAAATACTTTACAATACATCAGTTCATAATTTTGAACTAATGTTTTTTTTTCAAATAAATAATTTAAACTAAAAATTAATTAAAATGTACAGAAAATTAAAAAGAACTTGGTCGCACAATGATGCGAATTACATTCCAAAATTTAACGAAGTTTTTCCCGAACTAAATAAAATATCAAGTGAGGAAATGTGTGATAGGTGGATTGAATTAGGTGCTGATTTTTATACTGATGAAAAAACACCTGTAAAAACTTGGGTTAGATTCACTCTTCCATTTGCAATTACATTGATGATTTTAATGCTAATTGCATTACCTTTTTGTTTTTTAATAACAGGAAAATGGACTTATCCATTAAGTGAAAAGAATCGAATTTTAAACTGGTTCAGATCTCTACGTCTTCTTTAAGGTTACTGATAATAAATTCATTTATCCTTAAAGATGATAGAAATGATATTATTTTAAAATTAATTATATGTACTCACAAAAAACAATTCAAAACTTAAAGCCTGATTGGTATTTGCAAATGAACACAAATGAAAAAATAGCAGAACAAAAAAGGTTAGAAACAGAACGAACAGAAATGTGGAACAATAAACCTAAATCACTTTGTTTTGGTACAAAACTAATTGCAAAATCTACAAGAAAAAGTATAACACAAGGTAGAACATATAAAGTTATGGGATATTTTGCAACATTGGTAACAACTATTTATTACTCTCAATGGAATGAATTTGTAACATTAAAAAATGATAATGGTTGGACAGTAAAAATGAATCTAAATAATTTTGTCGTTGTGGTTTCTTAAGTTTCCGATAAAAGTTGTATACATAAAGTATTTTAATACTGAACTAAAATGAACTATACATAATGGTTGAAAATATAATAAGTAAATATACAATAAAAAATTAGATAAATAAAAATTTTTATTGTATATTTACTGTTATAAGTATGTTAAAATAGTTGCAAATATAACTCGTGAACATAAAAATAAATATTAATCAACAACTTATATTAAAACAATGACTATAAAATAATAAAAATTATGAGAGAAGAAGATATAATAAAAATTGTAGAAAATTTGTTTGAAACCACATTAGTTGCTATGAGTGATGACCCATTTTGTGGTGCAACAATTGAAGGTAAAGAACAATTTTTTTATGAGCTAAAATTTAAATTAAAAAAGTTATTTGACGATAACGACCTAAGTAAATAATTATAACATTCGGCAATATGAAAAGTGCCGTAAAAACAAAGGGTTATATAGAACAAAATATGAAAATAGAAGACAGAATAAAAACAACAGTTGGTTTAAGTATAACAGACGAAAGATATTTCTTGAAAGGTAAAATTATTTCAGTTGATAATCAGAAATGTTTAGACGATAGCGAATTTGAAAAGTTTATGATAAAACTTGATGACGGTAGAATTTTACCTTGTATAAGAGAAGAAATTGAAGTAATAAATTCATTATAACGACTACAAATAAAATTAAATATAAAATTATGATAACAATTAAAAACGACATTTCTTACTTAACAGAGAAAAGAAATAATGAACTTGAAAAATTTAACGATTTAATTAAAGCAGGTGAAACAGATGAAAGAATTAACAAATGCTTCAATAGTCTATTAAGAAAACAGAAACAACTTAAATTAGTAGAAGATGCTTTAGTTATTTATAATATTACAAAAAACTCATATTAGAAATTATAAAATGAAAAATTTAATTATGAATACAGAAAAAGCAAAAAATGAAGTAAAAAAATTACTTAATTGCGGATTAAAGTTTGATTATGATTTTGATTATAATATTGTTAATAAATTAATGTTTGCAATTAATAAAGAAGGATGTAGTATAAGAGATATTATATCAAAACTTAAACAAGGTGAAAAAATAACATTTTTGTTGAATGATGGTAAAACTTGGAATGGTAAGTATGGAGATGAGTGTAATTTTTTTTACAACAATAGATATGATGGTTCTATTTATTGGCAACACGAAACATATGGTGATTGTGTAAGAGTAGATAGTAATATGGGTAGTATACAAGAATGGGGGAAAGAACTTCTTGAAAAGTTTTGTGTAAAACAATCATAAAAATTTTAAATAAAATTAAATATAAAATTATGATAACAATTAAAACTGAAAAACAAATAGGTAAATTAATTCAAAAATCTAAAATTGATAATAAGGATGTGAGAATGATTTCTGCAAATGAATTAGAAAATTTAGAAATAGGTGAATTTGAATTAATTTACTCGCATGAATGTAATGAAAATAGCATGAAGTTAGCACAAGTAATAATTTTAAATAAACTAATGAAACAAAAATAAGTAATGGAAAATTTAGAATTTTTACCTATGAAAAAAATAGAAGCATTAAACTACATTAGATTACATAAAGGTTATGTACCATATATTGAAATTTTTGATATATATAATGATGAAGATGAAATACCACAAGAACTAATTGATTTATCTATTAGGGAAGATAAACCAAGAGGAAATTTCATTATATGTAGTGCAGAATTATCTGAAATCTTGAAAAATTTAAAATAATTACATATAACTATTATATAAAAATAACAATATAAGTAATTGATAATTAACATGAAACGATTAACTTCAAAACTAGCACAATATAAGCAATGGATTTTATCTGTTGCTACACACCGTTTTTTATATACTAATGGATTGTATAAAATATATGGTATTATGGGTAATAAATATTTATATGGAATTGTGGTTTATTCACCTAATCTAAGTGTTTATCACAAGTGGCAATTTGTGAAAACATATAAATATCATTTAGAAACCGATACCAAACCACAATGGTACTTGGTAAATAGTGTATAACGAAAATAATAAACACAGACAACAATTGTTTAAAATGAAATTAAAAGTAAAAACAAAAAATAGTAATTGGAATACATCTGATTATGTATCACAGAAAGTTAAAAGTATAATAGATTATACTGATTGAAAATTCAATAAATATTATCGCTAATGTTGAAGTATCCTGACACAAATTTTAAATTTAGTATAAACCTTAATATGGTATTTTGTATATACCTTATTATCAAACATTTTTTATGACAGCATATAAATTAATTAGAAAGTTGAAAGATGGTAGTTTATCACCACTGTTTATAAATAAAAAAAGTAGAATACCTATTGGTGTATGGCTTGAAGCTGAAGAACATCCAACTAAAGGTTTTGCTTTTAGAAAAGGGTGGCATTGCACATTAGAACCAGTTGCACCACACCTTTCAACAAAAAATAGAGTGTGGGTAGAAGTTGAAATAGAAGATACGGAATTTTATAATAGACCAAAATCACAAGGTGGAACTTGGGTATTAGCACAAAGGATGAAAGTGGTACGTCAGTTAAATATTTACTAACGTTCGGGGTGTATATATAATTATTTATACTAAACTTTATAAAAAGAAATGAATATAATTATTAACAGACAAGGTTGATTAGGTGTGATAAAAATCATTACATATACATCTTCTTATAAGTATGTAAAAAAAAATTATACAATATGAAAAAATTAGAATACACAGATGAAGCGACGTTCATAACAGAAGAAGTTGAATTTAGTGATGAACATTATGAATTTGCGAAAAATTTACACAAACAATATGAAAGTGATTTGTGGTCAAAATGCACACCAATAATGGTTAGAAAAGATAAACAATCATTAGTGTTCTGTGTAAATTTTGGTGATAAATTGAAAGACAGAGTTGCTTATGAACGTGGTGATAATATGTACAAAGTTATTATAGAAAAGATATAATTTTTATTTTATTACTTATAACGGTGGCGGTATGCCTCGTTTTTATTCGTTTTCTTATGAAATTAAAAGATAAAGTTAAATTTTGGATAGCACAAGATGATAGCGATTATGCTTCTAATTGCTTTGGAGTTGAGCCACAAAATGATTGGTATGACGTGCAATATTATCCAGAACAGATTGAAGGAATAATTATTTGGAACAAAGGTTTACTTTTGGCTCAACAGGTTTACAAAGGGAAGCAAGAAATTGAAATGCGTGGAAAAGTTTTTAATATTTCACGAAACGGAATTAAGCAAAGAATAGAACAAATAAACGGAATGCTCAAACATTACAATATAACAATTCAAGAATTTTTTGATGATACTGAAATATCAAATCTCGACTGCTTCTTTGATGTCGTTTCTTTAAATGGGGCATAACGGTTACAAATATAAAATGTTAAGATATGAAAAATAAATTGAAACATAGACTTAAAGAATTAATTTTTGATTACCATACACCAGTTGATTATAATCCATTTGGAGGTGGTTTTAAACCTAAAGGATGGTATGTATTTAATAAGCAAAAATTAATTAATTTCACACTTTTATTAAGTGTAGTGATTATAATATTTTATATTTATTGTTATGTTTAGCAAAGTGGAGTTGTGAGGAACTAACAATTAAATATAACGGTTTCAGGTATATACAGTTGCGTAAATAACTTGTAAATTTAATTAAAAGAACAAAAGTATGAAAACAGAACAAAGTAAGTTAGAGTCACAACAGGAGCAATTGGATATACTTGTTGTTAGGCACAATATTTTCCTTATTGAAAAAGGGTGGATAGATTATATGGAAAATCATAATGCCGATGGATATGAGCCATTTGGTTACAAATTAACTGAGCAAGAAGCAAAAGATTTTTGTGAATCGAAAGGATATTGGACTGATAAAGATTGTTGGTCAGTTGCATACCACCCAAATAAACAAATGGCTAAATATAGATACAAGGCTATTCAATATTGTGCCTAACGGTATCTGTATAAGAAGTGGCGGAATTAAATCACAAAATTAACTCGAAAGCAATGCAGTTGAATATAGCACAAATATTTCTAAATGACACGAAACCCACCATTTTTTATACACGCTTATATGCTGTTTTTTTTCGCAAATTTTAAAAATATGATGACAATAAATTTAAACATTAAAGCAGATGTCAATAACTTGACACTTTCTGAAATTTACGAACTATTAGCAAAGTATAGTTCGGGTACAAAAAACAAAGACAATTTTTACGAGTTCAAAGGTTTTATTTTTAAAATTGAAGTAGATGTAAATATGTCTATAAATTATGTTATTACGGAGGTTATCTAAAATAGCATATAAAGGGGTTAGTAAATTTAACGAATTAAAAGAAAAAACATTATGGAAGATTTAATTGGAAAGGCACACGCTTATTTAGATAATAAAGGTTGTAAAAGTATGGGGCAACAATACACAGCATTTGAAATAGAGAAAATGCTTGCTGATTTTGCACAACAGCAGTTAAATTTATTAACTATACCTGCTGTTGTAGGGCAAAGCGAACAGTTACCGCCTATCTTCAAAACTGATAAAGAGTATAAAGACGTAATGAAAGTAATTTATCCAAAAGATAACAGCAAACGTTTTTAATATGAATTGGATTGAAATTATAAAAGATGATTATGATACCTATCCGGAAGAAGGTATTGATGTTTTAGTTAGTGATGGTAAAAATTATGATGTTGTTTATTATGTAATGAGTAGCACATACAAATGGTTTAAAGTTGATTTAATTGAAGATGATGCTAATGAATTTACGTCTTTCAACATTTCAAAATGGGCTTACATTGAGTAAAATGTTTGCTAACGGTTGCAAGTAAACCATCGTTTTAATGTGGTTTACTTGCTGTTATAACCAGTACGGTAAATAACCACAAATGCTCGTTTGAAACACTGAACAAAAACTTTTAAAAATGTGTGGTGGAAAATTTTAAAATCGAATATTTATATATAAAGTAAAATATTATGAGTAAAGAAATGAGAGAACAAATAGACAGAGTAAAAAATTGGAAACAGTTTTTGAATGAGAATATATCTCAAAACGATAACATAGTTTCTTTTGATTTAGCTAAATTTTTGAAAGAAAAAAGATTTCATAAACCAACAGATTTATTTTACACTTGGAACGGCAGAATATCAAATGAATTTTACTCAAGTGAATATAGAAAAGGTAAAGTTCCACGAGCTGATTGGAATGCTTTTCCTGAAAATCCAAACGCAAGACCTTGGTATAAATTTGGATTTTCAGCACCAACTATTGATGTAGTAAAAAAATGGGTAGAAGATAAAACAGATAAAATCGTAAACACAGAAGAAGAAATAAAAAAAGCGTTGGAAAATTTTTAAAAAGTTTTAACACAAAACTTAATTTGGAAAACGAATGTAGTATTGTGTATAACTATTATATATCAACTTAAATAATTAAATACCTGATTATAAACTTTATTTATAATTTAATATAAATATGATTATAAATGATAAATTCATTTAAAAAATAATTATAATATATTGAAAATTAAAGAACTAATAAAGAATTCGTATGAAACATCAAAATCTAAAGGGTTTCATGATATTAATGATAAATTAATAAAAAATATAAAATCAGAAGAAGATAAAAAAGCATTAAATGATTTGATTATAACACAAAAATTGATGCTGATATCTAGTGAAGTAGTTGAAGCAATGGAATCAATAAGAAAGAATCGTTATACTAAAATGTCAAAAAGTGAAATTAATACACTATTATTAGAACATGATAGTAAATATGTATCATTATTTGAAAAAACGGTTAAAGATACATTTGAAGATGAAATAGCAGATGTTTTTATTAGATTAGGTGATTTATGTGGAAAATTTAATATCGATATTAATAATCATATAAAGCTTAAACAACGATATAATAAAACAAGAGAAAAAATGCACGGTAAAAATTTTTAAAATATTATGGTAAGTGGCAATTTTGGAATTAATAAACCATCATCTGTAATTCTTGTGAAACATAACACGATAGATATGTAAACATAGTATTGAATATAAGATAATTTTATTTGAATAACCAACCTGGTGTCACGCTAAGTTAATAGTTATATTGTGATTGTGACGTAAAAACATATCAGTCTTTACTTCGTTAGAAGATATTTAGTTTGTGTGTAATTCACAATTAGGACAAATACTTATCAAACAATTAGAAAATCTGTGAATAATTGTGAATTTGATTATAAAACTATTGGTGAAAAAGTTTTGTAGTTTAAACATTTTTTATTATATTTGTTTAATTATATAAAATTAAAAGATATGAATTTAATAAAATGTGATACTGAAGGATGTAAAAGTACATTCACTTCTCAATTTTGTCCTGATTGTGGTAAAAACCGAAACAATATTAAAATTGAAAACCCAGTAAAATACATAACTTATGTACACGATGGTGACGGTGATCAAGGTTATGAATTTTGTGATAAACACAACATTAATCCAAACTCAAAATTAGGTAAAAATATTATAGGGGTAAATTATGAAGTTAAATTAGTTTACAAAATTGTCGGTGATAATTTAAAATTAATAGAAGTTAATAATTACAAAGTAGTTAATTAAAACTAATTATGGATGAAAGTGAAAATTTAAAAAGATGGAAAGAACATATAACACCAAAAATTAGTGCAGATAATATAGTACAACAAGCATTAGATTGGTGGAACAATTTACCCGTTCAAAATTTACAAAATATGAATGATAGTTGGGTTGGATACGGGTGGAAATATTATCCAGAAAAGAGTGATTATTATCAGTTAACAAGTAAAGAAGTTTTACATATATGGTCACAAGAACACAAAGTAATAATGAGAAAGTTTAAAATAAAAAAACTTAACGATAAATTATAAATAAATTAAATAATAAATTAAAATGGCAAATAAAAGTAAAGTTTACGGAAAAGTAGTAGCACATCACGGTAGTTATAATGTTCGTCATATGTTAGATGATAGAAAAAATCTCCACGATGGAACATTTGGTATTTATGCAGGTAGAAAAAAATTAATTAAAAACGGTTTTAAATCTATTAATGACGCATGTGCTTATATTGATGATAAATTAACTAAAAATTAAAATTATGAAATTTAATCAATATCTTAAAAAATGTGTAAGAAAAATATCCAGATATGTTTTTGAATACGGTTTACCAAATCCAAAAAAATTTGAAATTATAAGAACATTAGTGATAAACGATTATCTTATTATGCGTATATATTATTCTAGTTGTAATAATTTTGATGGAAACAAAATTCTTGTTTTTGATAAAGGTGTTACACTTGATAATTTATGGGATCAAGAACGTATAGACCCTCGTTTTTCAGATGATATAGAATTTCATCATCCTATAGCAAGATTTACACCTGATGCTAAAGGTTGGAATATGGCAGTAAAATTAACAAGAGTACTTAATTAAAATAAAATATTAAATTATGTCATTAAAAATATGCCCTAAATGCGGTAGGAATAGTGTTATTAAAAAACCAAATGCAAGAATAATGCGTGAGAGTTTAGGTAGTATGTTACATATTGCTAATGAATATTCATTAGATTGTTTGAAATCTGATTGTAATTATACTACAGGCACAATAAGAGTCAATACTAAATTAGGTGATTATTTTGAATTATCACCTTTAAAAAGATTATTTACTAAAATACCAATATAATAATTGTGAACGAAAATATCATTCATCAATATAAATATTTATTTTAATAAAAATTTTAAAAATGATTCAAGAAATATTAAAAATAACAGGTGTTCATACTATATATGATCAACAAACAGATAATTATATAATTAGTAAAATTATAGATTCTAACAAATTAATTAATTTCGTTAAAGATTTTAATATTAACCTTTTTAATGAAATTATGAGTATTATCATTAATTCCAATAATATAAATGATGAAGAAGAAGCCTATGATTATTATATAAAAACGATTGAAACAGAACTTAATAATAATAATAATGGTATAATAAAATTAGATGACGATATAATAAAATATATAATTAAAAAAAGAATACCTAATTATAAACCTAGATCAAAAAATTATTGATGAAATTTAATTTAAATACTATAGAAGAAGAACTTCCTTATAATATAATTACAATAGAAGAACTTATAGAATATAAAAAAAATACAGCTAAAGTTTTAGTTATGCGAATAAATGGTAAAATAATTTTAAGGGATAATTGGAATACAACAATTATTAAAAATGGTGATTTTGTAATTATCAAATACAATAAAGTTCAATACTAAATTAGGTTATTGTATTGGAATGTAATTAATTTGGTATATTTCAATTTTGTTTGTATCTTTGTATTATGAAAATTTTTAAAATTAAGATTATGAAAACTTTTATGAATTTAAAATTAAGATTACGTCAGAATTGTATTTCATCTAAACCTGAATATACTGAACAAGAAATTTTAGATAAATTGGTTGATGATACCGCAAAATTTGATTCAAATTTAGTTGGTACATTATTTATAGTAGATACACAAAAAAATAATAAAATAATGGCGATTATAGAAAATTAAAAAATACAACTATGAATTTTCTAGAACGAAAACAAAAAAGAACAGAATATTTTGAGAGAAATGTTAAAGGGTGGAAATTACGACCTTGTACTGCTTGTAATGGAAGTGGGTATTATGATCATAATGGATCTCCTAAATGTGGTGCTTGTAATGGTACAGGAAAAGAAAGATATAAACCATCTAATGATTAATTATGCATATTCATGATTTTAAAAATACTCAAAGAATAGTTGAACTTTTAAAAGAACACGGTATATCTATAAATCATCATAATTATAGATATATTTATATTTTTAAAGGTGTTAAAATATCGAATGACATATCTATTGATACATATGATATAAAACATTATTCAGACGATGAAATTTTAGAATATGTAAAAAAACATATTATTAATAAAATAGTTAATAGAAAAGAAGATACTAACAAAAAAACAAAAAGATCATCTATAACAAATATTCGTTGGGAACATTTGACAAAATCAGTTACACCTGATTGGGCAGAGTGGATGAAACAAGGTAGAAATTCTGATGGAAAAATAATATTTAAATTTTATCTTTCTAGTACCACTAAAAAACTTAAACTGTTAAATTGTGAAAGTAATACTACATATGTTACTATTAAAGATATGGCTGATGGCTATGAATTAGCAAATACATTAAACCAAACATTTTCAATACATTAAACCAAACATTTTCAATACCAAAAACAGAAGATACAGTTACACAAATTGAAAGAAAATCTTTTTTAACTATTGATGAAAGAAAAAAAGTTATACGTGAAAATTTAAATAAATTATGAACTGGCTTAAACAAATTTTTTGTAAACATAAAAATTGGGAATGGCAATGGGGTTTGCAAAATGAAAAAATAAAAGTATGTAAAGATTGTAATCATAAAGATTATGGTTTTCATAATAATAGATTTTATTATAAGTTTTAAATATTGTAATATGATAGAAAAAGATAAAATATATGTTGATAAACAAATAAATCATTTGGCAAATATAGCTAGAATACAGCAAGATGAAATTAAATTACTTAAAGTTAGTATGTTAGAATTAATTCATCGAATAGATAAATTAGAAAAAACTGTAAAATAACAATATTAAAAATAATGAAAACAGCAAAAATTAAAATAGAATCAATTAAAGCTTCTGATGGTTGGATGGAATTAGCTCATGAATTATTATGGGATAAATTTGAAAAAGAACATCCAGGCTTAGATGAAGATGAACTTTCTGATAAATTCTATACAGAAGTAGTACAAAAAAAATTCCAATATGGCGAATTTGCTAATATTGAAATTGAAGTAGATGAGAATTTTAATATTGTATGTGGTCATATTTTTTAATTATTAATTATGTCCGATATAGATTATTCATTAACTTCAACAAGGAAGATATATAAACTTTTAAAAAAGAATAATATAATTATAGATGGTTATAATCATCGATATTTATATTTTGAAAAAAAATTATCAATAGATTCATATGTATTAAAAGAATATACTGATACCGAAATTTTAGATTATGTTAAAAATAAAATATTAAATTTTAATATAAATAAAAGATTGCAAAACCAGGATGATATAAAGGAAGTAGAACAAAAAACATATTTGACAATTGATGAAAGAAAAAAAAATATACGAAAAAATTTGGAGAATAAATAAACTTTATATATCTTTGTACCTATAAATATTTCAAAATGGAAAAAATAGACTTAAATAATTAAATATATATAATAAAATAACAAAATATAAATTATGACAATGACAAATAGACATATGAGAATGCATCAACTACAGGGCAGTCGTCCAGCAGGAAGAAGCGGTGTGTCTAATTGGAAACAGTTATATAAAACATGATTAATTTCATATAAAATATAAAAAACCATAAGACACACCCGGAACCAAAAAAAGTTTCGGGTTTTTTGTTTTTATAAACGTTCTTTAAAATAAATGGTGGTATTAGCTCAATCGGTAGAGTGTCTGCTTGTGGCGCAGAAGGTAGTGGGATCGTAACCCACATATCACCCAACTTGTTCCACGTGGAACAATTAGTTCTTTAAAATATTGTCCAGTGGCGGAATTGATAAACGCGCCAGATTTTGGATCTGGTGTTCCGTGAGGAATTTGTAGGTTTGAACCCTACCTGGACAGCATTAAGTTTCATTGATTTATCAATGAAAAGTTCTTTGACGTATTGTGTGTTTTCTAGGTGTAATTCAGCCAGGTAGAATGCCACATTTGGGATGTGGATGTCGTGGGATCGTAGCCCGCCACCTAGACAAAAATATAAAATTAATTATGAAAAACATAAGCCCCCTTAGCTTAACGAACGGAGCACTCGGTTACGGCCCGAGAGGTTATGAGTTTAAATCTCATAGGGGGTTCAAAATGCCCTTATGATGTAATGGAGAAGCATATTAATTTCCTAAATTTTTTGTACAAGTTCGAATCTTGTTAAGGGTACAACGAAGTTGTCTTACTATGTAAGTACAATAAAAACACAAGCCCCATTATTCTCAACAGTCTTCTAAACAGTGTCGTTAAACGAGTAATTGGAAATGACATGCGAGTTCGAGTCTCGCATGGGGTTCTCTAAAAACACAAAAATGCCTTGGTAGCTTAATGGAAAAAGCACAAGTTTTCTAAACTTGCGACTGTGGATTCGAGTTCCACCCGAGGTACGAAGTATTAGACAACATAGAAATATTCACGGTATTTTTAACTAAGTACGATAAATTACCTAACCTACAGGGGGTTTGATATCGTTTGAGGTGTAGACCGAACTTAGGTTATCTAAATAGGTAATATGATTTCTGATGAAGAAGTTATATTATCCTTCACTTTAAAATATGGGGTGAAGGGGTATTAAAATCCTCACGGTTGTATAGTATTATGACAATTGGCATGACGATGAAATTCCGCAACATTCCACAAATGGTTTTGTTGATTTCCTTTAAAAAAAGTAGCAGTTTTGGGGCTGTAGCTCAGTTTGGCCGTAAGCGCCTGCCTTGCACGCAGGGTCGAAAACGTGGGTTCGAATCCCACCAGTTCCACAACTATAAACACAAAAGGAGGATAGGCAAATGTTGGTTAGTTGCGGGTATCTGCTAAATATCTGGTCTCACGATCCGAGGGTTCAATTCCCTTGTCCTCCGCAGTATATTTAAAGTGGTAATTTTAGACCTGTATGATTTTTATATATAATAAAAAATAATAGTTATTATGTATAATTGTAGCAAATGTAATAAAGAATTTAAAAATAAAGCTGGTAAATCTAATCACGAAAATTATTGTGATGGGTTTGGAACAAAAACAGATTTGGAAAAACAAAATAAAAAAATATTTATATGTCCAAAATGTAATTTTGAAATAAAATCATCTATAGAAAAACATGTAAATAGTTGTGATAGTAGAGGACCAAGACGTAGAAGATTAAATATAGGAAAAGGTCAAGGATGGAATAAAGGTAAAAAAATGAAAGACATTCTTTCACCAGATAAATATGAATCATATATAGAAGGTAGTCGTAAAGGAGGATTTACATCATCTGGATTAGGATCGACACCTGAAAAAGAAGAAATTAGATGTAAAAAAATCCGAAAAAAAATATTAGAAAGATATGATAATGGATGGGAAGTAAAATGTGGAAGAGCACCTAAATATGATTATACTAGCCCAATAGCAGGAATTATTAAAGTAGATGGTAGTTGGGAATTAGGCGTTGCTAAATATTTGGATAATATAAATGTAAAATGGGAACGTAATAAAAAAAGATTTAAATATATTAATTTAAAAGATAAAAAATCAACATATTGTCCCGATTTTTATATTCATGATTGGAATACATATTTAGAAGTTAAAGGATATCAAACAGATTTAGATGAATGTAAATGGTCACAATTTAAAGAACCATTACTTATATGGAAAAGAAAAGAATTAAAAGATTTAAAAATAATTTAAAAACACAAAGTCTTTTTGCTTGAAGATAAACAGTAATGTAAGAGTTAGAAATCTTGTAAAGCCAGGAAAAACTACATCATTATAGACTGATTCAGCAGTTGATGTTTATTGTAAAGATACATAAGTTACGGCAGGACCAATCCAAAAACGTAATGGTATTTCACTGAAAATGGACAAAAAGACTTTAATATTGCGACGTGGCAGAGTGGTCAATTGCACTTGGCTCATATCCAAGATCCTTCGGGTACCGCTGGTTCGAAACCAGTCGTCGCAACAAAAATGATTTAATGTTAATAGTTTACTATTTTTCATTTCAATCTTTACAAAGGGAAATACATGTAGAATCGCAATCTATGTGGAATTAAAGACGATAATAATTTTCCCTAATATTTAAATCATTTTTTAAAATTTTTGCAGGTGTCGCCTAGTGGTCGATGGCGCTGGACTTCCAATCCAGAAATGGCATTAATGCCTACAACGTGAGTTTGAATCTCACTACCTGCTCAAACGCGAATGTATATCAATTGGTAGATAGTCTGCTTGCCAAGCAGAAGGTTTGCGGGTTCAAGTCCCGTCATTCGCTCAAAAAATTAAAAAAAACAGACCGCTCAAATTTTATATATAATAAAAAAAGATATAAAATTATGAAATGGACAGAAGAAAGTATAAAAGAATTAATTCAATATATTACAAATGGTTATACTTATGATGAAATTGCTAATATATTTGAAACTACAAATCAATCAATTAGATCAAAGTGTTTTAGATTAGGAATAAAAAGTAGTGATTATAAAGAAACTAAAATATTTTTTTGTTTAAATTGCCAAACAGAAATTATAAGTGATAGAGACGAAAGAAAATTTTGTAGTAAAAGTTGTTCAGCATCTTTTAATAATAAAAAGAAAAAAAAGAAAATTAAAAATTGTGTATGTTGTGATAAAAATTTAGAAGGAAGACAAAAAAAATATTGTAGTGATAAATGTCAATGTGATTATGAATATAATGAATATATAAAAAGGTGGAAAAATGGTGAAGAAAATGGAATATCTGGAAGTGGATTATCTACATATATAAGAAAATATTTATTTAAAAAATATAATAGCAAATGTACTGAATGTGGATGGAATAAAATAAATCCTTATACAAATAAAATTCCTTTACAAGTTGAACATAAAGATGGAAATAGTAAAAATAATTTAGAAGAAAATTTAGATTTATTGTGTCCTAGTTGTCATTCATTAACAAAAACATTTGGATCTTTAAATAATGGAAATGGTAGAAGTGAAAGACAAAGATATAGAAATCAATTAAAGAAATTAACATATGAAAATTTAATACAAGAATATAATGCATCGTTCGCCTAGTTGATTATGGCACTGCGCTTCCACCGCAGAATAGGGTCGGTTTGAACCCGACACGATGCTCAATAAGAACACAATATACCTTAATATATTGTGTTCTTTATTTTGTATAATTCAATAATTTTTTGTATTTTTGTGTAAAATTAGAAATTATGACAAAATATAAAAATGGGAAAAGTGTAAGACATGTATCAGACGATTATTGTTATACAGAATATGATGCATATGATAGGGTAACATTTTATATAGTACATAAGAGTGGATATTGGTGTTTAAAATTTTACGATGAACCAAAAGAAGGACAAAAAGCAGATGTAGTTCCTTACAATGCAGTTCATAAATGGTGGGGAGATTATAATATAAAATAAATGCCCGAGTGATGGAACGCAGACATGCTGGCCTAAGAAACCAGTGCCGAAAGGTATGTGGGTTCAAGTCCCACCTTGGGTACAACAAAGTTACAATATAACAAATGAATGCCCTGGTGGCGGAATCGGCAGACGCACCAGTTTTAGGAACTGGCAGTTGAAATATACTATGTGGGTTCAAATCCCACTCAGGGTACAATGAAGTTATTTTACTATGTAATTGATTCTATATAAGTAAACATTTAAAAATAAATTTGTAATTAAGTTATTAATATAGTATCTTTGTATTATGAAATTAATATATTGTAAAAAATGTCATGATATATTTAGAATATATTCAGATGGATTTAGATTATGTAATTGTAAAGAAAGTGGTGGAAAATACGTAGATGAATCACAAGCTGTATATTTTGGTGATTATGCTATACCATTAGGTTTAGATAATTGGTCATTTGGAATGGCATTACGATTTCAACCATTTGAAGGTGATGGTAAAAAATTTAATGCATTTGTAATACCTAAAAAATGTAAAACATTTATAAAAGTTAATAAACCGGAATAATTATGGATATAAAGCAAAAATTAAAAGAATTCTTAACACAATATGGAAAAGTTATTTATATTAATTTCATTAGTAATGAATGTCAATTTCTAATAAAATTAAATACCCCAATATCTGATATGGATTTAAATGAATTCACTATTTTCTTAATGAAACTACAAGATAATATTTTAAGTGATTATCCTAAACGTAATAAGTTCGTAAATAAGGATGATTATTTAGAAATGATTTTATCAAAATAGTACTTTTAATATATATTGATGTTATGATAACATCAAAATGGAATATAAAGAAAAAAGTATTAGAAATAGTTTATACAAATGAAATAACTACAGATCAAATGAAAAATAGCTTTGAACAAATAGGTCATAGCCAATTACCACTTGATTTAAGAGCAATTATTTATATAAGAACATCAGAATATATTTTTGATTCTGAAAAGAAAAAATTAGTAAAAATATATATCGAAGGAATATTACAAAAATTTAATTCAATAAAAGTAGCATTAATTTTAGAAAATAATGATAAAATATTTGATACACCAATAGCTATGTTATATGCATTAACAATAGATAGATACGAATATAAAGTATTTAGTGATGTATTTTCAGCTATATTATGGTTACAAGATTTTAAAATAGATAACAATATTAAAATAAATAAATAATGATAAAACACACAAGGTTAAATGAATTAGTAGCTGATTTAAGAAATAAGATAGGATCAATGTATGGATATTTTTCTATATTAGAAAGATATGAAAAAATGGAAGAAGGAGAATTAAAAGAAAAATTTAGTAAAATTCTTAAAGATGCTAAAGAAAGTTCTATTAATTATTTACCAATAGTTAAAAATTTAATGGAACAATTTGAAAATTTTGATTTAGATAGAAGTAATAATAAATAAAATTCCATTCTCAAACTTTTATATATAAAAGTAAAATAGTTTGAGATATGAAAAAGAAGAAACATTATGTAGTTTATCAAATTACTAATAAAATTAATGATAATATTTATATCGGAGTTCATATTACTGAACGAATTAATGATAAATATATGGGTTCTGGTTCTAACATAAAAAAGGCAATTAAAGAATTTGGTATGGAAAATTTTGAAAAGATAGTTCTCTATAATTTTGATAACGAAATTGAAATGTTAAATAAAGAAAAAGAATTAGTAAATGAAGAATTCATTATAAGAGGTGATACATATAATATATCATTAGGTGGGTGGGGGTTAAATACCGAAAATTTAGTTACTGTAAAAGATAAAAACGGCAATACACAGATGATACATAAAACTGACCCAAGATATTTATCAGGTGAATTAGTTTATATATTTACGGGAATGGTTAATGTTAAAGATAAAGATAATAATAATTATCAAGTATCAGTAGATGACCCAAGATATTTATCAGGTGAATTAGTTTATATATTTACGGGAATGGTTAATGTTAAAGATAAAGAAGGTAATACGTTAAAAGTACCGATAAATGATCCAAGATATTTATCAAAAGAATTAGTAGGACATTCTAAAGGAATGGTAACAGTAAAAGATAAATATAATAATAATTATCAAGTATCAGTAGATGACCCAAGATATTTATCAGGTGAATTAGTTTATATAAACCAAGGAAAAAAACATAGTTTAGAATCAAGATTAAAAACAAGTAAATCATTGAAAGGAAAATATACTGGAAAAGAAAATAGTCAATTTGGTACTTGTTGGATTTATAATAAGAAATTAAAAGAAAATAAAAAAATTAAAAAAGAAGAATTAACTGACTGGGTGGAAAAAGGTTGGGGCAAAGGAAGAAAAATGAAAATTTAATATTTATTTTTAAAATTGAGAAACAGAGGGGTTATCGCTCTACGGAGAGGAAGTTCAGAACATCTTAGCTGAAGGCAGGAGATTAAAATCGTTAGTACTGCCGAGGATGCAACCCGAAAAAGCTTAGTGGGTGAGCTACACTATAATGGTAAGGTTGGGGCAAATAGACAAATGATAACACTTAAAACTTTAATTAGTTTTATTAACAGAATTCTGGCTACGCTCATTTCTCAAAAATAAAAAGACCAATTATTTATAATTGGTCTTTTTTGTTTTTATATATAATATTAAGTTATTTTTATGGTATTTTTTAAACTTCTAATTAAAAAAGATATAAAATAGTATATGAGAAAAATACAAAATTTTATTCCGCATAGTTTTTTTGTAACACAGGGATGTGGTGAAAGTAGACATACCCATACATCAGGAAGTTATTATTTAGCGTTAAGAGATGCAGGAATAGGAAATTTAAATATTATTGAATTTAATTCAATATTACCACCAGAAGCAACAGAAATAGAACAACCTACTAATTTGCATTTTGGTTCAATTATGAATTGTATTATGAGTAGATTTGACGGAAGAAAAGATGAAATGATTTCAGCAGGAATTGCATACGGTTGGTTGTACGATAAAAACGAAAATAATATCGGAGGAATTGTTGTTCAAAGAGGTGGATATTATGACGAAGAAACTTTACAAGAAACTTTACAAGAATCATTATCAGAACTTAAAAACAAATCTTTTTCACATTATACAATGGAAGGAGAAAATTATATTGTTCAATCAATGATACCAAATGAACAATATGGTACAGTATTAGTATCTATTTGTTTTACAGATTATTTAATTGAAAGTGAAGATCAATTAGAAGACGAAGATATTAATGAATATTTTGTTGAAAAATAATTTTATAATTCCATAAATTATTATTACCTTTATATTTAAAAAATGAATAAAAAATAATGATAAAAAGAAAAGAAGAATCCAAAACATATAATAGAATAATTAAAATAATGGGTGTTCCAAAATTCGCTAGAATTATGAAAACATCAGAAGATAGTGCAATATTTGCATTGGGTATGTTTTACGGTGGATTAATATTGGTTATTGTAGGGATTATAATAGGATGTTAATTACCACCAACACTTGCTTTAAAAAGTGGATTTTTAGTTTTAATTTTATTTGATGGTTTATATTTTAATACATTTGTATCTTTTTCAAGATATAAATAACCAATATCATTAGTTTGTTCGTAATCTATTTTTGCTTCTCTCAGTATTTTTAACATAAAATCATTTGTTAATTTTGTTGTTTTTTCTAACATTGGTTTTATAGTTTTCCACCACTTAACACTTAAGTTAGTGTGTTCATAATACTTGTCAAAAAAGTCTATAAAAAATTTTTTAATATCAGATTTACCATCCATTTTTTCAATTATATTAATTGAATCTTTAAGATTTTTAAATCCAAATAATTCTTCATTTAAATTATTTGTATATTCTTCGAACGATTTTATATATTCCATTATTAAGCAATATTTTTCTTTATATATTAATATTTTTTTTCAACTTTTTAAAAATATGTATTAAGTATATTCATATTTATTTATTTTAATATATAAAAATATAAAATAAATAAAGTCGTATTATGTTAAAATCATTTAATGGTTATTTAACCGATTTAATAGTAGAAAAGTTAAATAATGGAGAAACAGTATTACTATTCTCTAAAAGGTTCAGGGATCATTTAAAAATGCTAAAAGATAAGCATCCTATTGTAACTAAATTATTAGAATCAGAAAATAAATCTGATTTTAAAACAAAAATTACATATATTGATTTAGTTGATGAAGATAATGAGTTAATTTCTTTAACTGAACTTCCCAAACTTATTGATTTTTTTGTTAAAAATAAAAATATAAAAGAAGATGATATAACAGATAATATAATTAAAAATAATAATAAAAAGAATTCTATTGTATATAGAAAAAATAGAGTTAAATTAAAAGTAGGTAAATTAATAAATAAATTATTCCCGGATGAATTTAAACCAAATGGTATGCCTGGAAAAGATATAGAAACATTTGTAAATTTATTTAAATCATCAATAGATTTACTTAAAGCAAAATTCGAATTAGTAAGAGGATATGATATTACATATTATTATAACTCAAAACAATATACTTATGTTAATGGATCAGCATTACAAAATTCTTGTATGGCTAGTCAAAGGAGTGAAGATTATATAGACTTTTATGCAACAAATCCAAATAAAGTTTCATTATTAATATTATATGATGTAAAATATCCAACTTTAATAAAAGGGAGAGCATTAGTATGGAATTTAGATAAACCAAAAGGAAGAATATTTATGGATAGAATTTATACTCATTATGATAGTGATATATTATTATTTAAGGAATATGCTAAAATTAAAGGATGGTTATATAAAAAATTACAAATATCTGATTCCGATACACCTATAATTGATACATTAGAAGATAGAACAATAAGTAATATGATATTAACGGTTAATGATATGAAACCTTCTGAATCTTTAGATTATCCATATTTAGATACTTTAATTTATTATGATACAAGTTATAATGTTTTGTCTAATAATGCTAAAGAATTACCAGGAGATATATCTAAATATGTATTACAAGATACTAATGGTGGATTAGATATGTATAAAATATGGGTCAACTATTATAATAAATTTTTTGATGAAATAGATTTACAATGGTGTGAAATAGGATCCGATTATAGAATTAAAGCAGATTCTATATATTCAGATTATTATAAAGTTTGGATTGCTAAAGATTATGCTGAAATGAATTTACGTTGGTGTAGAGATGAAGAAGAATGGAGAATGGATGATGATTGTGTTTATTTAAAAAAATATAATAAATATATATCTAAAGAAAATATGTATAAATATGTTTATTCAGATTTTAGTAGAGAATATATTAAAAGAGATGATGCTATATATTCAGATAAATTAAACACATACATAGATAAAAATAATAATGATGTATCAGAAGAAAATATTTAAAATTAAAAAAGGGAAATCGATTGATTTCCCTTTTTTGTTCCACGTGGAACAAAATCATAATATTTTATTTCTTTCTATAATAATAGGTCTTTTTCTTTTGAAAGAAGTTTTATGATATCTTTGAATCACTATTGTTTTTTCTAATTCTAATATTTTATCCTTTTCTGTATTTGTACTGATTAATTCAAAATATTTTTTAAATATATTATCTATCTCTAAATACCCTTCTCTACTATTTCCTACAAAATCAGGAAGAATTTGATCTAAATCCGTATTAGTAATTCCTAACCCATCTGTTGCATCTGCTTTGATACAATCCATTAAAACTTTTGATTTATCACCAGATAATTCATTTTTTACAATCCATTCTGATAAATTATATACTTCAGTTTTCCATAATTTTTTAATAGGTTCATAATCAGATATTTCATCTCCACCTATAGTAAAAAAACCTAAATTTTCTTCTGTTAAATTTTCTGTCCCTAATACCATTCCTTTAGTTAAACTTGCTAAATGGTATAAATAAATCATTCTTATTCTTGCTTTAATATTACCAAGTCGAGTTTTATCTGCTAAATTATTACTCCAATCTATATTCAATACACCTTCATCAAAAGCATTAATTTCTGATAATTTTATAAATTCATCAGTTAAATTTCTATGTTTAAAATTTGTACAAAAATAATGACCAATAGCATCAGCTCTGTCAATTTCAGATTGTTTATTACTATCAATAGAAATACTTCTTCCGATAAGAGGTATTTTTATATAATCACAAATAGGCTTTGCAATTGATGCTACTAAAGCACTATCGATACCACCACTAATACCTAATACTAATGATTTAAGGTTATTATTTACTATATAATTTTCTAATTCATTACGAATTAAACCTAATGTTTTACCATAATCTTTAATTTCTTCTAACATAATTTTTATTTTTAAAAATATTTTTTACTAATAATTTCAAATACAAATATAAATATAATAATATAAGAAAACATATATAGCATATCTATAGTAATTTTACTCCAATTAGTTATTATGAATGTTTCATTCAGTAAACCTAATAGGAAATATAACAATATGAATATTATTATGAAAAATGCTATTTTTTTCTTTATTTCTTTTATCATTTTTTAATATCTAAAATATAAGTGATCCGTTGTTATCCCACTTACAATACAGTTTTCCGTCTTCTCTTAATATAAGATATTTAAGTGTTTCACTTACTTCTGTTTCAGTTGACATACAATCATCATCAACTATTGATGATATACCGTCTAATGAATAAACAATCGCACCGAATGGCAATCTATATAATGATTTACCATTATCTTTAATATATTGATTTAATGTTTTAAAACTTAATTCATTAAATGAATTTTCTTTAACCCATTGTCCTTCTTTTGTAGTTTCATCAGAACTATATAATTTTCTAAATGTTATTTGTGATGCACCTAATTCCTTAGTTCTTTGAAAATATTTTGGAATTAATACATTATCATATATTTTTGACATATTTAATGATAATCTAATATTAAAACCAAAAGATAAAATGCTTTTACAAAGATTATCTAATTTGAATTCAACGTGTGGTGGAGCACCCATTATATCTAAATTTCTTTCATCATTAAATAAATCCATTATGGATAAACTAATTGTAGTTACACCCATAAGTCGTAAAAATTCTAAATTTTTATCATTAAGTAATACACCTGAAGTTTGTAATTCGATTCTTGGTATGGGATTTCCTAATTCTTTTAATACTTTATCTACCAATGATAGAAATGTTTTATTTTGTAGTGCTTCACCTGTTCCAGTTAATATTATTGTATCAACATTATTAATTACAGCATAATTGATTCTTCTTTTTAAATCTTCTATATAAAAAGGAGATTTATGTGAATATACATAATCATTATCGTGCATTTTAGAAACACACATTTTACAATTATTAATACATTTTTTCGTTGGAACTACAATCGACAATGTTTGAATCTTCATATACTTAATGTTTTAATTCATCGCAAAGATATAAATAAATATTGAATTACACAAGTTATTTCATTCTTTGGTTTTTCTTTCAAAAAATATATAAAAAATAAAACAATAATAGGTTAAAATATTGTTAATGTTTTAGACCTTAATTTTCCACCATCTTCGGCTAAATCAAAATATAAATGACCATGATTTCTTCTATTATCAGCTAAAAAATCAATTGTTGTAGCTCCTTTATATAATTTATCACCTTTAGAATGTGTAACTTTGTATATCATTCCAAAGTTATTTAAGAATTTTTTCCATTTGTCTATATCATTCATCTTAATTGATTTAAATAATTTTTAAAATACAAATCTATATTAACTGCACCAACGGTATTCATTGTATGCAAAAGATATTTAGGCAATTCTTTATTATTATCTATACAATAATTCACTAACCATTTAGCACAAGAATATCCAGTTTTTTCTGTGAATTTATCATAATCTATTACTTTTAGTAAATGACTATTATAATGTTGATCAGCTAAATCGTGATCATAAGAATATAGATAACTTAATCCATTATCTAAAACATCATTAATAAATTCATCATAACTACGAACTATAACCCATTCTTTCTCAATATAAATAGGGTTAGGTATATAGTTAAATACATCTTTTGGGTATCTAATATCATCTAAAAAAACGTATCTTTTTATCATTTTTTATATCTTGGTTTATAAGATGGTATACTTTGTCTTGGATGAAATATTGATCTATAATGAAAATACCATTTATGATCACTTTTATCAATAATATAAATTATTAAATCATTATATTCACAATAATCAAAGAAACTTGACATAGGCACACTTGATACTCTTCCAATATATTCTATAGTGAATCTATATCCTAATGTACAGTACATTTCATTTACCCAAGCATATGTATAATTTTTAGCATCGTGTCTAATATAAATATCTTGACCTATTTTAAATAATTCTTCTTGTTCATCAACTGTCATATATATAGATTTTGACATTTGATAATCTTCAAGATAATCAGGTTTTTTATTTAATTGTTTATAATCAATCATTTTTTTTATATCTTGGTTTATAATCAGGAATTCGTTGATTTGGATGAAATACCGATTTATAATGGAAATAATACACATTATCTCTATCATTTTTAGCATAAATAATTAAATCATGGTCCATAACATCTTTATGTAATTTATATTTTTTACCTATAAATTTAAAAGAATCAACTATTTTATATATATAATATCCTTTATTTATCATAAAGTTCATATAATACGCCCAATAATTAGTAAATTCTTTACCATTAGGTCTTATATATATTTTTTCACCAACTTTAAACAATTTTTTTTGTTCATCAATTGATAAAGTCTTTACAGGTGACATTTCATATGGACAGATATCAGGCATTTAAACTGTTATATTACGGTTAACTTTTTCATAAGATAATTCAATTGGAGTTTCTCTTTCGAACACTTTAATAATAAGTTCGAGTTTTTGTTTTTCTTCCATAACTTTATTAACTGTTCCGATAAATGATTGAAAAGGACCATCAATAATTTTAACTTTTTCACCAACAATAAATTTATCAAGAATGACACTATCACTCATAGTTAATTCATCCATTTTACCTAAAATTCTATTTACTTCTGATTGACTTAAGGCTTGTGGATTATTATCACCTAAGAAACCAATAATATAATTAACTACTTTATTAAGTCCTTTTAATTCACCTATAATACTAGGATCAGCTTCAATAAGAATATAACCAGGATAATAATTTTTTTCTATTACATATTTTTTTCCTTTTCGTGTTTGTAACACTTTTTCAAGAGGAATAACAATTTGTTCAATTTTATCCATATATCCCCGTTCACGTAATTCAAATTCAAGCATTTCTTTAGCTTTTCTTTCTTTTCCGTTTACGGTTCTAATTACATACCATTTTGCATTCATATTTTTAATTTATTTATTTTTTTTCTTCTTAGATTTATTCTATTTTTTTCTAATACTTTATTCATATCTATTATCCAATGACCTTTGTTAATATGATGAAAAAGTTTATAGTGTATTAAATTGTTATTAATATCTGGATTTTTTTGAAGTTTTTTAATCACAGTTATTATTTCTTCATCTGAATATTTTGTTTCCATTTTATATATCCGTTTACTAAATCACCTTCACAAAATCAATTTGTTTTTTGAATTACCATAATTAAACCAAATCATTTTATTGTTTGTTTAAGTTTTTCTTCATCAAAATTTTCTATATCTTTTATAATTTCTTTTATTAATTTTACAAATTTAGTATCTTCTAACAAAAACCAGATTATAAATAAAGGTGATATACACCAATATACAATTGAACGAATTAACCAAAAAGGATAAATAAATATTTTTCCGGTTTTTGTCCAATCTGACCAATCTTCCATAATAAAATTAGTATAGAAGTAATTTAAAAAGTTTATTAATAATTTCATATTTTTACATTAATCTTAAAATCAAATATAATTCTCCATCTTCAACAAGTTCGATTTGAAATAATTTATTATTTTCCATTACTATTAAATCTGGGTTTTTATCTAACGTAACAGATACACTCTTTTTTAAATGTTCAATAAAACCATTGTACCAAATTATATCATACCAACTTTTATCATATATAAGAAATTTTAACATTTCCATATTACCATTATCATCTAATTTATATTCCTTTAAGTTTCCAATGGTTTCGTTATTATATTTAAGTTGGTTTTTCAATTGTTATATATTTAAAACGTTAAAAAGTTTGGTTCGTGTCGGGAAAGAATTTTGTGAAGAAGCTTGAAACTATCTTAACTTCTAATTCTTTCCCAGACTAAACACCATTGAAGTTTTTCATTTTTAAATCAATGGTAGAAGGGATTTCACCTTCCTTTTATTTACATCGTCTTTACGAACCGATGTAATTGGTTTCTTCTATATATTTAATATTATAAGCTGTTAATATTCTTAAAATTCTAAAATTTAATGATACAAAGATAATAAATATTAATATAAAAACCAAACATCTTGAAAATATAGTATTTTATATTTATCTAATCCTGGTTTTGCATTAATATCTCTAAATATTAATGATCTTGAAAATTCTAAAAAATTTTTTCTAAGTTCATTTATACTTTCATATCTTTCTCTTTCTGAATCAAATTGATATACACAATCATTCCGACCATCTTTAAATACTTTAAATGGCATTAAAAATCTAAATTTTGAATAACTAGTATAATTAGATTTTTCAAAACTAAAATCTTCTTTTGTATTTGTAAAAAATATTGAATACATATGTCTATGTACATTAGAATGTATTTGAAGTAAAGTAAACGCCACTTTATTATCTTCAAGTAATTTAACTTTTATTGCTATTTTTAAAGGAGATTTTATCATAATTATTTAATATACAAACCAATTATCATTAAAATATAATATTCTACTATTTGAATTATCTCTATTTTTAAAATGAAATCCAGTAGCGAAATTCATTATTGCTTTACTAAATCTTTTCATTGTATTATATCGTTCTGTTTCTGAATTGAATTTATATCTACATTTTCCAGGATTTTTATCTGTTACCTCTTTAGGCATAATATACACCCAACTTGTAAATTTACATTCATTATCAGATTTTTGAAACATGTAATCAGTTTCCCTATCCATCATAAATACACTCATTTCATATTTTACTATTATTGGATGAATTCTAACAAATTGAATTTCTACTTCTTTTTCACCAATTAATCTGACTTTAATATTTAATTTTAAATTATTTTCCATTTCAAATTAGTAATTATTATTTTAATAAACAAACCAAAATTCATTATGATATACAATTTTATTTTTAAATAAATTACGACCTTTTATTTTATCATAAAATATTTTAGATTTAGAAAACCCTAAAAACATTTCACTTAATCTTTTTAAACTATCATATTTATCTTTTTCATTACGAAAACTAAAATAACATTCATGTTTATGTCCCTTATAAATATAATCGGGTATTACAAATTTAGTTTTAGAATATTGAAAATTATAAGTATTTTTTACTAATGTGTATCCCCATTTATCTATATGAAGTATATTTGGTTCGCACATATACACTGCATCACATATATGTAAAAGTGTAAATTTTATTGTTTTATCACCTATAAAAGTAACAGTAAGAACTATTTTTAAATCTCTATTATTCTTTATATTGTTTAAATTCATATTTACTAATATATAAACCAAAATTCGTCTTTAAAGACAATATATGGTTCTTCTTTTTTTTGTCCTGTATTATAAAATACTTTTGATTTTGAATATTCCATTAAAGTTTCTCTTATTTTATTAAGATTATTATATCGTTCTATTTCACTATCATATATATATTCACACCAATTTTTTGTTTCTGGTTTTTTAGGATCAATTGGAATAGTAAACCAACCTGGTGTTAAATTACAATAATTAGATTTTAATATTGAAAAATTAATAGTTTTATGTTCTGCTAAAATAACAGCATCAAAATATTTAATTTTTTCATGTACATTACTAACCTCTATTCTAACTTTTGTTTTTCCAATTAACCATACTTTTAATATTAATTTAGCGTAATTATCAATCATTACATAAGTGTTTAATTTTCAAGACCTTATAAAAAAGGATTAAAATTATGATATTATTATTTACAAATTTACTTATTTTTTTTTATTTTTCAAAATTAATATATAATTATTATGAAAACTTTAAAACCATTTGATAATTTTAATTATGAATTATTAACAGAAGAATCTAAATTTAAAGATAAATTAAAATTCTTATTTGGTAATGTAGGTAATAAAATAAAAGATTTAATTAATAAAGATGAAGTTGAATTAGGTGAATTTGCAAATAGAGCTAAAAATTTAAATTATTCAGATTTTGTAGAATTCATTATGCGAATTGCACCAAAAGGTAAAGGTATAAAAAATAAAGAACAAATTAGTAAATTTTTAAAACAAATAACAAAATATTTACAAATTCCTTTTTTTGCTACTTCTTTATTTTTAATATTTTATAAATATATTCCTAATATTGGTGAATATATGAATGAATTATTATCACACGATTTAACAAAAAATAGAATTTTTGCTAGTTATGCTGCAATGTTATATATTTATTTCGGTTCTAATATTATATCTGATATATTAAGTAAAAACAAAAATAAAGGTAAAACAGATATTCAAATAAAAGTTGAAAAAGATAGAAATTTATATAAAATAGTTTTTAATTTCTATTATGCGATTGGTGTTAAAAATAAATATAGAATATTATATAATGCTTTTGTTAGAAAATTACAAGAATATGAACAAGAAGAAGGATTTGAAATAAAATATGGATTTCAAGTAAAATGGAATAATGAACAAGGAGAAAAAATGAGTAGAATTTATCCAAGTAATCAACATCTAATATATGTGAATTTTTATCCACTAGAATTTGTTAATATATTAAAAGATTTTAGTGAAAGGAAAGAATATAAATTTAAACAATTTACCCAAAATGATACATCACATACTTTATATATTCAAGAATTAACAGACGATGATATTTTATATTTAGCTGATCAAATTAAAAATATGGTTGTTAGAGCACACCCAATAGATGAAGATATTTATATTTAATCTTGGTAGTGATGATATACTCAATAGTTGAAGATATTTCATCTTCTAGATTCTAATAACATTCTTCTTATTAATTCGTCAACATCGGTATTTTTTAAATCAATATCATCTAAAATAAATGCATCTTCTAATACATCACGAATAATATTGATATTAATACTTCTTTTTCTACGAACTGGTTTTTTAATTATAGGTACATTTAGATTATCAAATTTGTCATCATTAGCTTTATCATCTGACATTTTATATTTTTTCGAAGATGTTGGTTTTAACCCCTGTTCTTTTTTATCTATTTCACTTTTAATAATGTCAAAAGCAGATTCTATTCCAGCATCATTTAAAGTATAATTAAATTCATAATTAATTCCATAAACAGGTGATATATCTATACTCATTACATCACTTTTTCGTGTAACAACTACTTTCAAATCGTCTTCTTTATTTGTATTTAATGTTATTTTTTCACCACTTTCATATTTGAGAACAAAATACTTAGATATTTTAGGTATTAATTCTTTTTGTATTTTTTTATATAATTTATTTAATAATATAAAATGTGATGGGTATGGCAAATCTTTATTATCTCCTACTGATTCAAATTCAAATAATTTATATATTTTTTTATCTTTCATAATTAAACTTTATTGTTTTATATTATTTTTCTTTTTTCCATAAATAGTGTTCACCATGTTGTTTATCGAATTTATATTTAGTTAATTTAGTTATTAATTCTATTATATCTTTAATCTGGATTAATTGTTTTAAAGAATCTACTATTTTACCTTTATCTATGACTGAATGAGGTTTAATTCTAATTCCCATATAATCAATAGACTCAGGAATTTTAGCATATATTCCACTTACAATTTTTTTAATTATATTTTGTTTCATTTTTTCAATTTGAAAATCTGCTAATAACAATACCTTGAAAGAAGTTCTATTATTTTTCAATATATCACCTTTAAAATCAACTACACTATAAACATTATATTTAGCATCTTCACTTTTAATAAATTCTTCTTTAGTATCATAATAATCTGCTATAATATCCATATCATCATCAGAATGTCCGATATCGTTAAATAGTGTTTCTACTGTAACTTCACTAAAATCTACATTCTCGTTTAAAAAATTATCATATCTAATAACTTTTTTTTCTGTTAAAGATTCTGTTTCTATTGTTGCTAACCTATCTTCTATCATGTTGTTTAATATTTTTTTAACAAAATTATCATAATCATTTTTATTATCATTATCTTCAAAATATCTTCTCCCTGCATATGATATATCTTTTAATAAATGACTAAATGCTTTTTTAGTTCTGAAATACTTCTTTAAATCAGTTATTGTTACTCCTTCATCTAAATATTTATCTATTAGATAACTAACCCATTTAGTTACATCATCTTTTGCTTTACGTTCTATTTCTCTAGTTAAAGGCATAAAAATTATTTATATTTTAATGTATATATAAAAAAATAAAAACATTTTTTTTCATAAGTTATACATTATATTAAATGCTACTTTCGGTGCATTTGTATTTTATATATAAAAACAAAAAACGAATTATGATTTTAGATAAAACAATAGATATAAAAATGTCATATAGAAATATATCATATTATAAAGATAAGGGTTATAATGTGGATTTACATAATATAATAAAAGTTAAAATAGATGATTTGCCTAGAAATAGTAGAGCTTTAATTAATATTAAATGTTTAAATTGTAATGATGAAAAACAATTAACATATAATAAATATATGGACAATTATGAAAGATATGGTTTTTATACTTGCCATAAATGTTCAACAATAAAAAAGAAAAAAACATTTAATATTAATTATGGTGTTGATAATCCTATGAAAGTAGAATCAATAAAAGAAAAGGGGAAAAAAACTAAATTCGAAAAATATGGTGATGAAAATTATAATAATATGCCTAAATATATAAATACATGTAATGAAGTATATGGTACAGATTATGCATTATCATCAAATATAATAAGAGAAAAAATAAATAACACTATTAAAAATAAGTATGGTGTTAATCATATATCAGAATTAGATTATTTTAAAAATAAAATTCAAAAAAGTAATTCAATTACTAAATTTAATAACTCTATAAAAATTTATAAAGAAAAACATAATTTAATCATTATCGATAAGATTGATGATAAGTATAAATTAAAATGTGATAAATGTAATCAATATTATTTAATTAATTCAAATTTATTACAATTAAGAATTTTATACGATAATGAATTGTGTTTAAATTGTAATCCTATTGGGTTTATGAATATATCACAAATAGAAAAACAATTATTAAATTTTATAAAAGAAAACTATAAAGACGAAATTGTCGAAAATAGTAAAAAAATAATAAAACCATATGAATTAGATATTTATCTACCTGATTTAAAGTTAGCATTCGAATTTAATGGATTATATTGGCATAATGAATTAAATAAAGATAAAAATTATCATAAAAATAAATCTGATTTATGTGAAGAAAAAGGAATTCAATTAATTCATATTTATGAAGATGATTGGGAATTTAAAAAAGATATAGTCAAATCAATGATTTTAAATAAATTCAAAAAATCATCAAATAGAATATTTGCAAGAAAAACTGAAATAAGAGAGATAACTGATAATAAATTAGTTAAAAATTTCTTAAATAAAAATCATATTCAAGGCTTTGTAGGATCATCAATTAAGTTAGGATTATTTTTTGAAAATGAATTAGTTAGTTTAATGACTTTTGGTAAATTAAGAAAAATGATGAATTTAAAATCAACAGATAATAAATTTGAACTTATAAGATTTTGTAATAAATTAAATACTAATGTTATTGGTGGAGCTTCAAAATTATTTAAACATTTTATTAAAGAATATAATCCAGAATATATATCAAGTTATGCAGATAGAAGTTATTCTAACGGAAATTTGTATAAAAAATTAGGATTTAATATAGATAGTTTAACACCACCTAATCATTATTATATAGTTGATAATATCAGAAAACATAGATTTAATTTTAGAAAAAGTAATTTAATAAAACAAGGATTTGATAAAAATAAAACAAGTAAAGAAATTATGTTAGAACGTAAAATTTATCGTATTTATAATTCTGGAAATTATAAATTTATTTTTAAAACATTTTTTTAAAAATATAATACATAATATATATTAAATAATTTTTATTTATGGACGATAGACAAAAAAAACAAAGAATTAACGAATTAAAAATTCTAATAGATAATAAGAAAAAGGAACACGACTATGCAAAAGCTATGCAATTAGCCTTGAAGTTAACACTTAACGGAACTTATGGTGCATTTGCTAATAAGTATTTTGTGTGTTCTAATGCTGATATTGCTAATTCAATTACAGCTCATGGAAGAGATGTAAATCAATTTATGATGGAAAGAATTGAATTATATTTTTATAATAATTGGCATAATGATATTAAAAAACACGATATGTTAGGTGTAGAATATATCGGTAAAATGGATGAAAAATTTGTATGTCTTTCTATGGATTTCAAAATTATAGGTTGGAAACATGATACATTAAACGATTTATTTAAACATAAAGAAATTAGTTTAGACGATTTAGAAGTATATGAATTTGAACACGATGATATTCAAATAATGTATCAATATAATATCTGGGATTTTAAAAATGTTAATCCTTTAGATGAAAACCCTATTTGGACAACTTTAGAAGGTAGACAAAAATATACTGGTGAAAATCAAATAGTTATATATGGTGATACTGATAGTGTCGATAAAAATTCTACTATATATACTATTAATGGTAATTCAACAATTGAAGAATTATATAATAAAAATATTAAAAATGGTTCTAATGGCATAACATTGAAAGGACATGAATCTGTTAAATGTAATGATAATATATTAAATTATTGTGAAGAAAAAGGTTTATATTATGCACCAGTTAAACGAATTATAAGACATAAAGTAACTAAATCTAAATGGAAATTAAAAACAAAAACAGGTAAAGAAATAATAGTAACTAATGATCACTCTATGATTGTATTTAGAAATGGTGAAAAAATAGAAGTAAAACCATCTGAAGTATTAAAAACTGATAAAATTTTAATAATCAGAAAAAAATAATTTCAATTTCTTTAATATATAATATGTGACTAAAACTAAAATATTTATAAATAAATCATTAAAAATTCACGGTGATAGATACAATTATTGTCTAGTTAATTATATTAATAATCGAACCAAAATTAAAATAATATGTAAAGAACACGGTATATTTGAACAAATTCCAGCAAAGCATTTATCGGGTAGAGGTTGTCAAATATGTGGAGGAAGTAAAGTAAAAACAACAGAAGAATTTATAAAAGAATCTAAAAAAATTCATAATGATAAATATGATTATTCTTTACTTAAATATATTAATGCAAAAACAAAAGTTAAAATCATTTGCTCAATTCATGGTGAATTTAAACAAACTCCAGATAATCATATTAATGAAAAATGTGGTTGCCCAAAATGTGCTAACAGATATAATGAACATATTTTTATAGAAAAATCTAATAAAATACATAATAATATTTATGATTATTCATTAGTAAAATATGAAGGTAGTACAGTTAAAATTAAAATAATTTGTCCAAAACACGGTGAATTTGAACAACGACCAACACAACATATATTAGGTCAAGGTTGTCCAAAATGTAAATATGAAAAATTTTGTGATAATAAAAAATCTTTCATAGAAAAATCTAATAAAATACATAATAATATTTATGATTATTCATTAGTTAATTATATTAATAGTTATACCAAAGTTAAAATTATATGTAAAAAACATGGTATATTTAAACAAAACCCAAAAGATCATATTAATTCCAAACAAGGTTGTCCTTATTGTAAAAGTTCAAAAGGAGAAAAACAAATTATGTTATTTTTAGAAAATAATAATATTAATTTTAAATATCAAAAGACGTTTGAATATTGCATAAACAAATTGCCTCTATATTTTGATTTTTACTTACCTGAATATAATTTGTGTATAGAATATAATGGAAAACAACACTATGAACCAATAGATTACTTTGGTGGTGAAAAAACATTAAAATATATTCAAAATTTAATTAAACAAACTTACTGTAATAATAATTATATAAATTACATAATTATTAGATATGATGATAATTTAATTGAAAAAATGAATAATATTATATAAAAATGAATAAGATAGACGATATAGAATATATTTTTGATGATGTGGAATCATGTGAAATGATTGGTGAATTTGAAGAAGAATACGTATATGATATAGAAGTAAATGATGATACACATACATTTATAGCAAATGATATTTTAGTACATAATAGTCTATATGTTTCTATGACACCATTAATGAAATCTGTTGGGTTTAACCCTAATGAAAATGATACATTAACTAAAAATTTTATAATTCACGTTGATCATATTTTTATTAAACCTCTTTTTGATAAATTTTTAGATGATTATGCTGCACAATATCATGTTCATAATTTACACGATTTTGAATTAGAAACAATTAGTAAGTCTGCTCTATTTTTAAAAAAGAAGCATTACCTAAATAATATAGTTTGGGAAGATGGTGTTAATTATGAATCATTATCATATTTTTATCCAAAGGGAATAGAAATTATTAGATCATCTACTCCACCATTTGTAAGAAAAAATATTTATAGAGTTATAAATTATTTATTTTCTAATCCAGGTAATTTAAACATTTATGAAGTATTAAAAATTGTTAAACAACTTAAAAAGGAATTTGAATTAACAGATATAGAAGATATCAGTATGACTACTAGCTGTACAAATTATAATATAAAAGTTTTAGATGATACAATGGGTGTAAATACAGTAAAAGGTGCTCATTATGGTGTTAAAGCTGCATGTTTCCATAATTATCTATTGAATAAGAATAGTGAATTTAAAACTAAATATGATATGATTAAATCTGGTAGAATTAAATATTATTATTGTAAACATCCTATTAATGAAGTATTCGGATATTTAAGAAGTTTTCATCCAATAGAAATAGTTGAAAAGGAAAAGGTTAAAATTGATATAGATGAACAATTTGATAAAACCATTTTAAGTATAGTAAATAAATTCATTGAACCACTTGGATTGCCACCAATTAATAAAAGATTATCAATATTAAGTTCGATATTTAACTTTTAATATGAAAGGTAAAGATTTATATAATATACTAATAAAATTAAGTATAGGGAATCGTATAAAAATTAGATATTTTTTATATGATGAAAAAGATTATACCGATATTGTGGGTGATATTAACGATATGATGCTGAATGATTTAATTCCAGATATTGAATTAAAAAATTTTTATTTTGTTAATGATAAACAACCTACAGATTTAACAGTTTATTATTTATATGATACAAACATATATACTATTAAACTTCCAATTAGCTTACATTTGAATACTTATGATCAATATTATAAAGTTTGTAAAATTCCATATAATAGAATAATTCATGTAATTCCAAATTATGATAGGGTAGAAAAAATAAAGAAATTAAAAAAAGGGATTTAAAATCCCCTTTTTCTATGCTTGTAATTCAAATAATTCTTTTTCTATTTTAGAAATCTTTAAAATTAATTCATCCTTTTTAATTATTTCGTTATCAACTACATCTTTTGGTGCTTTTTCCATAAAATTTACATTGCTTAATTTACCTTCTGTAGATTTTAATGATTTTTTAGAACCATCTAATTCAGCCGATAATTGATTAATTTTTTGTTTTTTAATATTATCAACATTATTATCTAAGTTAGATATATTAGTATCTGTAGATAAATTGTGTTTAGTTAAACGATCTAATGTATCTATTTTACCAATAATCTCCATTGTATCAAATGGAGATGTACCACTTGCTTTACCAGTTAATAATAATCTTAAAACTGATGCTAATTCATTAGTATTGATATTGTTGTTAATAGTATAATTATTAAAAATATTTTGAATATCATTAGCAAACCAATCATTTAAATTACTCAATTTATTAACAAAATCTTTAACAATTTTATCTGAATTATATTTCCATTTTTTTAATGATTTTTTATCAAAATCAATTGGTTTATCAAAAATAAATTTAACTTCATCATAAAGATTCTTAATAAAATCAACCTTACCTTTATACTTATCAACTACTTTAAAAATGAAATCGTCATCTTTATAAATTCCTCTTTTTTCTAAATCAGATTTAAAATAATCAACTAATAGTTCAGTATCAGTTTTTTTCAAATATTGTGCATTAAACCAATTTGCTTTTGTTGGATTAAATCTAGCACCACCTTTATTAACTCTTTCTAAAGAAAAATCTTGAATTAATTCATCTAATGAATAAACTTCTTTTTCTGTTCCTGGATTCCAACCCAAAAATACAAGAAAATTTAAAACTGCTTTAGGTAAATATCCTTCACCTCTATATCCTTTTGAATTTTTACTTTCATCACCACTTGGATCAATCCATTCCAAAGGAAATACAGGAAATCCTAATAAATCACCATCTCTTTTACTTAATTTACCATTTCCTTCTGGTTTAAGAATTAAAGGTAAATGTGCAAATAATGGAGGAACCCAATCAAAGCATTCGTATAAATAAACGTGTAATGGTGCAGATGGCAACCATTCTTCACCCCTAATTACATGCGAAATTTTCATTAAATGATCATCAACAATATTTGCTAAATGATATGTTGGTAATTGATCAATACATTTCCAAATAACTTTATCATCAAGTGTATCAGATTCAACTTTAACAACACCTCTAATAATATCATTAACTACTATTGTAGTTGGTTGATCAGGATATTTAATTCTAATAGTCCAATTATTAGATGTTTCAGTTAAATGTTTAACTTCTTCTTGTGATAATGTTAATGAATTCTTTAATGATTTTCTACTATTATAATCATATGAAAAATGACTATCTATTTTTCTTGCTTGATCTAAATCATCTGAACTATCAAATGCATAATATGCTAAACCTTTATTAATTAACATTAAAGCATAATCTTTATAGATATTTTTACGTTCGGATTGTTTATACGGACCATACGAACCACCTACATTTGGACCTTCATCAAAATCTAATCCTAACCATTTAAAAGATTCAATAATATATTCTTCTGCACCTGGTACAAATCGTTTACTATCAGTATCTTCTATTCTTAAAATAAATTTACCACCATGCTTTTTAGCAAATAAGTAATTATAAAGTGCTGTTCTAACACCTCCAATATGATTTGGTCCCGTAGGGCTTGGTGCGTATCTCGTTCTTACTGAATTACTTACATCGTCATTTTTTAAAATTGATTGATTATTAATCATAAATGTTTAATTTAGTTATTAAATGAATTATTAAATCAGATACAAATATACAACTATTTATTTAATTTGCAAATAAAAAATTATTTTTTAACATTTTTGTTCCAACACTTTATGGATATATTATTTTTATATATACTATGAAAATAATAATATTATATGAAATATTACATTTATACATTATCTGATCCTATATTAAAGGAAGTAAAATATATAGGAAAAACCAAAAATTTAAAGGATAGATTATCTAGACATATGCAACCATCTAATTTAAAAAGATTATGGAATCCAAAAAATAAATGGTTAAAATATTTGAAAAACAATAATCTTATGCCTATTATGGAATTCCTTGATCAAGGAGATGAAGATAACATTGATGATTTAGAAATATATTGGATTTCCCAATTTAAACAATGGGGATTTAATTTAAAAAATTCAACTATTGGTGGTCAGAATCCTACACCAAAAAATACTAAATTGAAAAATAATCATATTATTAATTTAAAGAAAAATCATCCTAATAAAAAAGTAGTTTGTCAATATACTAAGGATAATAAATTTGTAAAAGAATATAATTCTATAGTGGAAGCTGAATTACAAACCAATCTAACACATATTAGTTGTTGTTGTAAAGGTAGAAGAAAAAGTGTAGGTGATTATTATTTTAGATATAAAAATAATTATTTTCCATATGTGGAAAAAAATGATTACTGGACTGGTATTAAACATAAAGAAGAAAGTAAAATTAAAATGAAAATGAATCATCCTTTAAGAAAAATTGTATATCAATATTGTATAGAGACCGATGAATTAATAGATAAATTTAATTCTTTACATGAAGCAGCCGAAAAAACAGGATTTCAAAGAAGACATATATCTACTTGTTGTAAAAATAAAGATAAAAAAACAAGAGTTAATAAATACTATTTCAGATTTGAAGATGATTATTTCCCTTATAAGGATATTATAATTGATTAATATAATCTTCTACTATTTGTTTCAGGGGTTCAGGGGTTCTGAGTTATTATCACTAGATTCATTTTCATCAAGTTTTTTAATCATATCAGCTAATCCTGGACTTAAATCTTCTAATTTAAATGTTCCTCTTTTATAAGCTTTGTATAAAAAAGACACACGTATTTCTAATCTTTTTTTAAGATCAGAATAGTCTTTCATATTTTTAGCTTTTTTTGGCATTGTTAAAAAAATTAATTTTTATACAAAAATACATAAATTTATTTAATATGAAAATAAAATATTAACTATTTTTAATCATTTCCAAATATTTCTCTTAAATAATCTTCTCCTTCGTGTTCAGCATACCATTGTGCTGCTTCTCGTTCATCTATATAATAAGATATCATCTGCCATATATCTTCAGTAATTTCACTAGTTCTACCATAAATATCTTCAATTAGTTCTCTTGCTGTATAATTTGAATACATATTTTCTACATATTCAGTTACAAAATCTTCTCTTATACCTAATTCATCTGATAAATCAAATATTTCATCATCATCTAAATCATCTAACTTTTCCCATACATCACCATAACCAGAATCAGAATTATCTTCATCATCAGCATCAAGTTCATTATATTTACCAAACTTAATTTCTCTAGCTACTTTATCTTCGTCACAATTTTCTTTAATATAATCTTTAATATTACCAACGTCCATAACGTGTTTAAAATCATCTAAATAATAACTTATTTCATTCTCAATATGTTCTGAAACATAACTATCATCATCTACAAATTGCCAAATTTGTTCTCCAAAATAATTTTTAGCATATTCTTCAAAATCTTCTAATATCAAATCAACATACATTTCAACAAGTTCTTCATATGAAAGATTAGATGAAGGTTCATAACCACCAGAAGTACTTTCTAGATGATATACAGTATCATTACTATTAAAAAAATCTCTATTATTAGTTAAAATTTCATCATCAGGATTATAGTATTTTAATGTATCTAAATAAGGATATTTATCATTATTGACAAATTCAGAAACAACTAATTCTCTTTCCATATCAGTACTATCCATAGGATCAAAAATATTTGTATTTTCATTTGAATTTTGTATTGATTTATATAACCAATTTTGTGTTTTAGCATAATCTTTAAACATTTCTGCTTGATATTGATATGTTGTATAAATTCTATCCATAAATTTTCTTCCTTCTGGTTTATCCAAAGTCCAAATTAATGATCTAGATGATATTAAATCGGGATTATTTTTATCTTTCATTATTAATAAGGAAACTTTATCAGGATTATTTACATAAAAATTTAAATAACTTTGAGCATTTGTATTATTCATACATGATTGTTGTAATGTTCCTCTATAATCAGGATTACTAACATAACTATTATGAGATGATAAATACCAATATTCTAAATCATCACCACTTACTAATTCAAAAGTTCCTGGTTCTCTAAGTGATTTAAATTGATTTACGAATTGTTCTAATTCTTGTGATTTAGAAATTATACCGTTTAATTTAAATGTTTTTTTTTCTTCGTCTGTTAAATTAATCGTTTTATACTCATTATTAAATATATCATTAATAAATTTATTAATTTTCATTGAAACTCTATATTTTGTATACATATCAGATCTGTCTTTAATATAATTATATGAACTTGTTGTATTTAAAGATAAATCAACATCTTTTTTTTTAATATCTTTATCCGTTGCTATAATATCAATTATTTTAGGTATAGATATAAATGTAATTTTATCTATTGAATTTTCATCGATATCAATATATGATTTTTTAACTTTAAAAGATGTTGTTTCATTATCTAATAATCTTTTAGCAATAGGATTATTAATTGACTTTAATATACTTCTAAATCTTGAAGAAAAATATAAATATATTTCACCGGTTTTTACTTGTTCTAATAATCTATTAAACATATATAAATCAAAATTGTTTACCATTTTTATATTTTTTTTATAGTATATATAAAAAATATAATCTTTTTTTTTGATTTTAAAATATTTAAATATGAACTAAAATATGTATAGTTCATATATTATTATTTATCCATTGGTTTTATTTGATTTAGTTTATTTAAACCAAAAAAATAATCAACAATTCTAGCTTTAACAACACCCATAGTTTGTGAATTTATAGATGATCCACTTGTACGTTGAAGAAGTGCAGTAAGCCAAATAATATCACCTCTTTTAATATTTTTAATTAATATCGATGTATCTAATGTGAAATTTTCTTCAATTTTTTTAATTTCATCTTGTGATGCAATTCCAGTAATTTGTATAATATCAATACCACCTTCTATTTTTTTAAAATTACCATCTTCCATTTGTGCTAAAACTAACATATCATCTGATAATGGTTCATATTCTTTATTTTTATCAAATTTTTTTTCTTTTTTAGCTTGAAAATCACTAAACTTTTTTGTTATATCTGTCATAATTAATATTATTATATTTTTAATTGTATTTAACCATCTATTAGTTTTTTTGAATATCTATATTCAGAATCAAAATTATTCTTCAAAATATTATCTAATTCGTCATATGTATATTTTTCACTAAATTTTTGAAGTATGTACGAAGTAGTATAATCATTTTGTAAAAATTGTAGTATTTCATCTACAATCCAATTTCTATCATCCCAAGTACTACCAGGATTATATTTTGTAGGAATATCACCTGTATATTCTTTTTTATCTTTTTCCATTTGCTTTTTTAAAAAAGAAACAACTTCATTTTCAGATATATTTTCAAATAATTCATTAAATCTTTTTATTTTCATTTATTTTTAATTTTTTTATAATTAACTTATTTTTCAATGAGTTTTATATTTTATATATAAAAATAAAAATATTATAATGATTATAAGTTTCAGTGAATTTTTAAAAGAAAATTTTCTTACCCCAGAACAATTAGATAATTTATATAAAGGTAATGATAATGCTGATATGTATAATTATGATAATGTTCCTAAAAAACCAAATAAACCTATAAAACAAAATACTAATACCGCAATTTATACATTAGATATGTTAAAAAGTCGTAGAAGAATGATTGATATGTATCCGGATTATTATAATTTCATAGATAAAATAATTAAATTAATGAATATAAATGGTTGGGATAAAATTAGTGTACCAAATCATATTGATAAAAAATTATCAAAAGTAAACGGAATTAGCAATTTACCTGAGTTACGTAGATTTAGATTTTTACAAGGATTAAAAAAAGCATCATTAAAAGGGATTATTAAAGTATAATTCAATCATGAACTATACAATATTTTTTCATTATTTAAAAGGATTTATTTTTTTCATAACAGTAAAGTTTTGTTGTTCAATATATTTTCTATATAATTTTTCTACCTTTTCTATCACATCTTCTTTTTTAAATTCGTCCATATGATAAATAATATCTCCATTAATAGTAACTTTTAATTCTTCATCTTTAAAATTAATTAATAAAATATCTTTATTAGTCATATTTAATCTTAAATCAATTTCATCACCCATTGAACCTACAATTCTATGTGGTCTAATATATCTTTCTTTTCTTTTTCTATAAAGAAAAGATAATTCATTTTCTAATTTTTTAATAAAATCATTATCCATATTATCAATGTCGTATTGAATTTTTAAATCATATTTTTCAAACATAAATTCTTTAAAATTCATTTCTATTATTGTATAATTTTATAAGATCTTTATGATTATTTCTAAATCTTTCATATAATCTAATATCAGAATATCTTTTATTATTAAATTCATTAAAATATTTTTGTATATCATTATAACTTTCATCTAAATCACTATAAGTCTTAATATTTTTTATTTTATTGTATATTCTTTCATATTTATCATCTATATTAAATATAAATGATTCGGTAACTTTATCATCTTCAATTTTTTTCCCTGGAATTTTAGTAGCAGCAATTGCTTCTCTTACGGTAAATCCATTATTAAATGAATTTTTTAATGAATCATAATACATTTCAACGAATTCATCAGCTTGATCAATAGTATTTTTAAATGTTTTTATTTCAGTTTTAACATCATCTAAAAACTTTTCAAATTTATCATCAGATTTATTTTCATTAATGAAATCTATGAAATTAATTTTCATTCTAAATATAATATTTTTTTACTATATATAAAATAAAAAAGGGAAACTTTTTAATTCCCCTTTTTTCATTTTATTTTAATATCGGAATATCCTATATATTTTAGAAATTCTTTTGATGGTTTTACTTTATGTTCAAACACATAATGTTTTGCAAAATCATCTGGCCAAACCCAAGTATCAGTTTCAAATTCAATTCCACTTAATCTTTCACTAGTTAATTTACTTATAGTCCAACTTTTGACTTCATTTATAATAGCATTTCTTTCTTTTATTTTGATTAATATATAAATAGCAGATGCTTCTTTTTCCGTTAATATATTAGGCATAGGCATAGGATATTGTGGTGTAGTTTGTGAATACCAATATCCTTCTATTTGTTTATCCATAATTTAAGTTTCAATTTCATCTATATATTTAATTACCTTAATCGGTTTATTATATTTCTTTGCTAAATTAATAGAATGTAATGTACCTTTAGAAGAATTATCCCAAAAAGCTAAAACTCTATCTGAATTTTTTATGATATCTTCATTTCTATTATATCCTGCTAAACAATTATATGCATTTCCATATTTATTATATTTTATTTGACAATGTTCAACATCTAAGTTATTCCATTCAGCAAGGTATATCTTCTTAGGTATATTATTGTCATCAGCCCACTTTTCAGCCAATTTATCGGCACCATTTGATCCACCTGATACAATACACGTTATTTGTTTTAAGTTGTTTATATAGTCTAATTTTGACTTTAATAAATTATAATCTTTAAATGTTCTTGAACAAATTACTGCTAATCTCATTTTTTGAATCTCATTTTCCTTTTTAATTCTTCGATATTTTCTCGTCTATCTTTCAATAGAAAGTATTCATGAGAATCTACAAATAAACGACAAATAGTTTCTTCATCTACTAATTCATTATAAAAAGGTGAATTAATATGATTACACTTCATACAAGTTATTTCATTGAATTTTTGTGTTTTAAATAAATCGTTAATTAATAATGATGTAGTATCATTATATGAATATAAACAATGTGTGCAATTATCGGTCATCTATTCTAATATATTTTTGAAAATATTATAATTATCATCTGTTGAATTATGATCATTAATTATAGCAAATATTATATTTTTAATATTAAAATAATTATTAGTTATTACTTCTTTAAACATTTGTGCAACTATTGTAGGGTTATTATGAAAAACTCCACAACCCCAAGCACCAAGAATTAAATTATCACAACCGTTTTCAGATGCTAATGATAACATTAATAACATTTTATTCATCATTATTGTTCTATATTCTAGTGTATTTTCAAATCCTTCTTCAATTTCATTTAAATTAATAGATGCTACTGTAACTACATCTAATTCAACAGGTTTTATAATAACATAATTTTTATCTTTTATAAAAAGTGCATTTTTTGTATATATACCTTCATCTAATTTTAAAGGGTAGAATGATTCTGGTATTGTATTGATTAGATTAGAACATCTAAATAGACATTCTTCTTGTGCTTGAGCACCTCTTTTAACACCACCACCTGGTCTTTTATATGATGCCATATTAATAACACAAGTTTTTCCTTTTTCTGCATACATAATACCAGCCGAAACAGTATCATAGTTAATTATAGATACATTTGGTTTAATACCTTTTGTAAATTTAATATCTTTGATAGTATGTTTAGTAGTAATTGAATTAGTTGATAATTTATTAATTCTTCTAACAGTATCTTGGTAAATATTTATAAAATGTTGTTGCATATTTTAATATTCATTATAATTTATCGTTTATTAATTCTAAAAATTCCACAATTTTTTTATCATGGTTATAAGCCCAATCATATTTATCAAGATTTTTAACTTTTTCCCATTTTAAATCTGCTATTTCATTAGGTTCAGAATTTTCATCAGTTAATTCTGGTAATATATCAGATTTAAAATAAGCACCATATCTTAAAGAAACATTTTGTCTATTTTCAGATGGATCTGTATTTACAAACCAAGGTTGTTTCATATAATCTATAATAGGATTTTTAATAGTATCTATATCAAAACCAGTTTCTTCCCAAACTTCTCTATCAATAGCTTCTGATCCAGTTTCATTTCGATCTAAATAACCACATGGACAATTCCATAATCCGTTATTATCAGGTGCGCCAGTACCTCTTTGTCCAATAAGGACATAGATATCATTATCTTTTTCAAGTATAATAAAAGCAATAACCGCTACTGATCTTGAATCCCAAATTATCTTATCATCAACTTTATAAAATTTGTTGGGAATATTATTAAATTTTTTCATAATTATAATTTTATACAAATTTAGTATTAATATATATATAATAAACAATTTTTAATAATAAATTATTTTTTCATTATTTTATTTAATTTTTTTCTTCTTAACCAAATTTTAAAATCTACTTCATTTAATTCATAAATTCTATGTTCATCATCAAATAAAGATACTCTAAATTCTATATTTATCGACTGATTAATATGAATTATTTCATATATTGTAGCATATTCATAATTTGTTTTGTTTCTTAAATATAAAGTTAATATATCAATAGCATTTTTATTGGATATTTTTTTAATCATTTTAATATTTTTTCTATTTTTTTTCTTCTTATCCAAACAATATAATCACTTAAATATTCATCTATAGGAATTTTCCAATCTAACGAATTTAATTTTGAAAACCATATAGCAATGACTTTTCTTTTTTGTTTACCAATATAATGAAAACTCCAACTATCAATATTAGCATCTTTTGGTAATTTTCTTTTAAATAATAAATATTCTTCTAATAATTGTTTAGTTATCATTTAATTAATATTTTTATTTTTTTTATTCTTAACCAAAGTTCATAATCATTTAAATTTATTTTTTTAGAAACAGAATAGGATGACGTAGGAAACAAATATATATCTAAGTAAATAGTATTATCAATTTTTATAATAGATTTTATTTGTGAATCGTTTTTACAATTCCAATACTTTTTTTCTATTAAATATTGTTTTATTAATTCTCTATCTAACATTTTAATAATCTTCTTTATTTAACATATTTTTTACGATGAATTATGTGTCATTTTTTAATAATTTTTTAATTTTTAATTTTCGTATACGTAATCTGTTTAAATCTAATTTACAATTAACACAAATTTTATCAATATTTTGTCGTTTAATTTTACCACATTTGCAATAATCTAAACCCCAAGGCAATACAAATTTATCATTCATTTAACATATTTTTATATGAACTACAATATACTAATTTTCATAAAATTTAACTAATTCTTCTATGGAATAAAAAATTTGTATATTGTGTTTTTTAGCATGTTCTACCTCTATATCTGCACCAATACTATGTCCAGGTAATCTTAATAAACAATCACACGTTTTTACCCACTCTAAATCAAAATTTAACCATTCTTCTTGTGGTCTTGGATGCATCATATGTTGAAAATGTGAATATAATGGAACAAATGGAGCAAAACCAAAATTCATTAAATTTTCTGCCATATCCATTTGTACTTTAACATTAATAGCAGTATCACCTATTGTATAGGCACTAGCAATATATACCTTTATCATAATTTTTATTCATTTCCTTCATTATTTTCACCATATATATAATATTTCAAAATAGTTTGTTCTGTTATTTCATCTATATATTTATTTGCTTTAGAAATTGTGTTAAACTTTTTTATTTTTCCGTGACTCCCTAAAACACTTTCCCAATATGGGAAAACTCTTTCTCTATATAGATTAAATGATTGTGATCCCATAATGTTAAATGTATTTGTATTACCAATTGGTATAACTTCTTTTTCAATCCATATTGATTTTCGTCCAGTTTTTGTTCCTTCTGATTCAACTATTCTATATTTAGGTGTAGGTTCAGGTGGAGGTGGATATATTGTATAACTACATAATCTATTCATATCTTTTAAGTTTTGTGTTATTAATTAAGAAAAACTACATACTGTTGTTCTTTTAATAATGTTTCATCTTCATTTATTATTTTTATATAAATATATCTGATGAACGTTATATGCCTTTTTAAGAAACATCTTCCAAATGATTTACTCTATATATTCGTTGTTTATTATCATACCAAAGTGACCTACAGTTTCGGTGATTTATTTCATCTCCATAAACACTTCTCCAATGCCTTAATCCAAGTTCTTTTGCTTTTTTATTTGATATTACTTTAAAGGTTCGTATCCACCACATATGAACTACACACAAACTAAAGATTTGTGTGTTTTTTTTGAAGGGGTATATAAAATCATTACTACACATTTTCAAATCCACTTTCAAATCTATCTTTTTCAATTTGTATTCTTTTCCCCAACATAAAATTATAAAGTTCTTCTGTATTTAGTATTTCAAATAAAGGTTTGATAGATTTCCAAATTGAAAAAGTTCCACCATCAAGTTTTGTCCACCTTCCAATTGTTATGATACCTTTTTCAACATTGGAAATATCCCATTCCATAGAACTACCAATTTTAGAAATAATTATTTTACTACTTCTAATATCAGATATTAGCTGATATTTATATTTTCCAAACAATTCATCTATTGCTTCAAATACTTCATTTTCACCCCATTCTTTATTCCTTATTATTGTTCTTAATTCATCTCTAAAATTATCCATATACATTAAGTTTTAAGTTTTATTTTATATGACCAGTCAAAGAAAACCGTTAAATCTTTAGTTTAAAGGATGAATTTGACAAAAACAGTCTT